GGATTCTCCTAGTATCTTCAAAGCCTCGAGTGTATCAACAGTATCCCTGCCAAACCGACTAAGACTTTTGGTTATCACTATATTAATTTTCTTTTGCTTGCTATCTTCAACCATACGAGCAAAATCTTTTCTTAGAGATTTGGACTTACTGGATGCAATATCAATATAGACATCAACTAATCTCCAAGTATCCACTGTAGCCACAAGCCTAGTAAGTCCGGAAATCTGAGCAGTAAGACTATTCAATTGTTGCATGTCATTTGTACTAACCCTGCAATATATTCCAACCTTCTTTTCAATTCTAGAACGTACAGCCGGAATATAGTTTACTTTCTTTTCCATTTTCACTCCTTGTGGCTAATCAACATCAATTTCATTTTATCTATGATGAATAGCCTATTTTTCTTCAAACCACACATATACTCTAGTGAAAAATTAATTTACAATCATTCCGTCAACTTGCCATCACATCTTAACAATCCTATCTCCACAACCTACCCGTTTTCAAGCTGTCAACTCGACCCTACGGCATTTTTGCAGTGGATATGTTTAGTTCCTCGATTACAACCAAAAATTCGAGAGCTGAAGTTTAACCTCCAACCCTCAGAAAACCCTTTATTTCACGCCTTTTTCACACACTACTTATCAACCCTTGACATCAAGCAGACACACTCGACGTGAAACGAGATGAGTGAATGAATGTCCTATCACCGATTTTAGTGACTGCTCGTTCATGGGAACATATCCACGATATTTTATCGCTCTGTGGGAATATGTCCACTAATCAGGTTCATAGGTATGTCTTCTGTTTTTAAATACCTGTATCATTTTTTCGCTTTATTCAAACCTACACTTCTTTAGTTCTGTTGTTTTATCTCCAGGATTGACTCCGTATATAATAGTAATATCCATTTCTTTCGTTGCAATGTAAATATCCGGATATAGCTCTTTAGTTTTCAAAAGATTTTTACTTGTCCTATGATATTTATCTTTTGGCAAACTGGGATTTTTTGCATGAGCGACCTCCCAATTTGTCACTCCAATTGGATAAATCCCGTCACTATCAGAATCTAATCTATCGTAGCCAATAATGATTTTTCTTCTACTATCCGAAATCTCATATTCTTTTGGAACTTGTATATTCAAATTAGACACAAACTCTTTTATACTGAATTTACCTTTTCCAGATTCAATACCAAAGTACATGATGAATTCACTATATTTTTCATTACCTTCTATGGTGAATAGATACCCTTTGTTCAAAGGAATTGATAATGTTTCTCCAGTACCGCGCTTGATAAACAATAGGTTCCATTGTTCTATATCCCTTGTATCAAAAATCACATCTGAAGTCACTTTATTATAACTATGTTCGAATGTACCGATTTGTATATTTAATTTACACATGGACTTATAAAACTTTGATAGTTTCTCTATCTTACCACTATATGAGAACCCCATTGAAGCACCTCCTGTTAGAATATTAAAGGGCTTTCCTGATAAATGTTTATTAACAGGAAAACCCTAATGCTGTAATCACTATTTGTCTTTTGGTGGGCAAGGGTCATTTCCATGGCTATCAGAGCGCTGAATTTTTCCATCGAGTCCGTGAACAATGAACTCCGTGCCTTGATTTTTGCTAATTTCTCTACCGATTTTTTCTGCTTCTACCTTCGTATCTACGTGAGCACTAGCTCTCTGACCTCCGCCACGCTTTACATCCCATCCACCATTTGGATTATGAACTACATGATGTGTATCTCTTGCCATATGAGCACCTCCGCTTATATTTGTTGAAACATAGTCTGAGTATATTCTTTGATATCATTAGGATTAATCATGCTATATTTTTCCTTAACGCTATCAAAATAACTTCCAATATCTTCTTTCGCTATTACTCTATCAGATGGGTCTGTCCCTAGAAGCTCCCCTCTCGTTGACAACCACGGTGTTTCCGAATGTGTGAATTTTTCCAACACTTTTCCACTATAACAGCAGATATTTTTAGCTACACTTTCAAAAATTGCTTTTTCCGATGATGACAAAACTGTATCATCAATTTCATAATTGCAATCAATAGGGTCGAACTTATAATCTCGATATCTAAAATAAATATCCCGATAAACAGGTCCATGCACCCAAGCCTGACAATCTTCCGAGAATATAAATGTTTTGTAAAATGCATAATAAAATCCCTGAACATAGTACAGTGCTTTCTGGAGTGCTAATGGTGTAATATCTTCACACCGATTTAATAAAAATTCAATTGCTAAATCAATTTTAGATTTTTCATTCATCTCATTACCCAGAAGTGCAGTAACTGCTTTTTTACTTTTCTTATAGGATGCTTCCGTCTTTAGATTTCCTTTGTTTTCCTCTAGAATTTGTTCATAATATTTAGGTTCATCGTAAATTCTTTGGAGTATTTCAGAATACTGTTTAGTTGGAACATCACCATCACAATAACGTGAAAATGTTTGTTCCCCCCATCCAAGCAGCAATGACAAAGGTCGTTTCCCCATTGCATACTTTTCTGATATTTTCAAAATCGTATCTAAAGAAACAATTCCATGTTTTTCCCTATACTTATCATATAATTCTTTCAAGTTATAATCATTTATCTCTTCCACATAGATTTCAGAGTTGCAGTCAATACAATGTGCAACTTTTCCTAAATAAGTATACGTTTCTCCTTTTATAGTTCCATCCATCTGCTTATTTACGACAGTAAAATCCACATCATTTCTACACTCTTCACAAAATACTTTTTTCTCACTCATAACAACGCCTCCTTTCAAATTTCCACTTATCTAAACAGATAGTCTATCGGCTTGTTTCGTTTATGAAAAGAAATTACTACAGTTTTACTTCCGCTGGGCATATCAATAATATTAAACTTTGTATACACATCAACCATTTCTTCTTCGCCATCAGCATTAAACAATTTTATCTGTGGAACAAAAACGTACAAAACTTCATACTCATATCCTATTTTGGTGTTCTGTAGTGTATGGCAAAAATCTTCGGTTCTAAGTTGCAATAAGATGCTTTTTTGCTTATTACTACGGATATTATATTCATTTATAAAATCTATGTTTTCCTGCCTGTTTTCATTTAATGCTATTGTATACTTATTATTACCAACACAGTTTTTAATTTTCTCCAAAATTACATCTATTTCTTCTTTCGTGTAATTCTGATTGTAGTGTGAATTCATTGCATTACCTCTCTGTAATACAATGATACTTTATTTTATTTCGCTTGTCAATTTTTATGCACTAATTGATGCATTTATTTTTGTAAACTTTTCATGAACACAAAAAACACCCTGCATTTCTGCAAGGTGCTGCCTGTTCTTTATTTATCTCTCCACTTCCACACTTGTGCCAGACTTAAACTCGACCGTGAATTTATCCTCATAAACCGTTATCTTCTCTACCATTCTTCTGACCAATTTCTCATCGTATTCCTCAATCTGCTCTATCTGCCCAGCAAGGAACTGCTGCATTTCTGCAATTCGTTGTTTCATCCCTTCTCGCTCGGCATTGTCCGCCATGACTTTTTGTTTCTTCTCACGCTGGCAGTCAATCTCATCCGCAAGGTCGTCATAGTCCTGCCTTGCATTGGCTCGTTTCAGAAGCTCCTGCTGCAATTCTTCCAGCTTGGCATCGATGCTTTCCATCGAAGTCTCATCATCCAAAGCAAGCACCGTTGCTATATTCTCTTCCAATGCGGCAATCATATCATTCTTACTGCCAAGTACCATGTTGATAGCTTTCACTACCGCCGTCTGTAATTCTTCTTCCTTCACGGTTGGTGCATCACAGCAATCGGGGCCATGCTCCACTCGGTTTACGCATCGCCATACCGTAGAGCGTTTTCCATGATTGTTCCAAGCAACCCTACGGTAAATCTCCCCACATTTCGAGCAGCAGACAATACTAGAAAGTGCATATTTACTGCTGTAGACTCGTTTCTTTCGGTTCGAACCGCTGTGAAGATTGGATCTTCTGAGCATCTCTTCCTGCACCTGCATATAAAGCTCACGGGGGATAATCGGTTCGTGGCTGTTTTCTACATAATACTGGGGAACGATGCCGTTATTCTTCACTCGCTTTTTGGTAAGGACATCCACGGTATAGGTCTTTTGCAGAAGGGCATCCCCAATGTACTTCTCGTTTTTTAGAATTTTCTTCACAGATTCAGGACGCCACTTTGGTTTTCCTGCACCTGTTAAAATGCCATCCGCCATCAAGCCGTCCCCGATTTGCTTTAGGCTTGCACCCTGCAGGTACTCTCGGTAAATTCGTTTGACGGTTTCTGCCTCGGCAGGCTCAATGATAAGGTGTCCATCTTCGTCTTTGGTATATCCCATAAAACGATTATGGTTGACCTGAACTTCTCCCTTCTGAAATCGAAACTGCATCCCCATCTTCACATTTTTGCTTAAGGACTCCGATTCCTGCTGTGCCAAACTGGCCATGATTGTCAGCAGCACCTCGCCCTTGGAATCCATTGTATTGATGTTTTCCTTTTCAAAAAACACTGGAATGTTCTTTTCCTTCAGCTGTCTTATGTATCTAAGGCAGTCCAAGGTATTACGGGCAAATCGGCTGATGGACTTTGTAATAATCATATCGATATGACCTTCCATACACTCGGAAATCATGCGGTTAAACTCCTCACGCTTTTTGGTATTGGTGCCTGAGATACCATCATCTGCGAATATTCCGGCAAATTCCCATTCCTCATTTTTCTGTATAAAATTAGAGTAATGTTCCACCTGTGTATCATAACTGGTAGCCTGCTCATCGCTGTCGGTACTGACACGGCAATACGCTGCGACTCTGAGTTTCGGCTTTACTTCTTTGTTTACGGTATTTCCCACACGCTTTCGTGCCGGGATAACTGTGATACTCTTATTCAAGTATCGTTACCTCACTTTCAATCAAGCTGTAGGCATATTCTGCCTGTTCAAATGGATCTGTAAATTTGCGCTCGACAGTCGATAGGGTAAACCTTGTATCTGCCACTGGCTTTGGTGCGGCCTGCAATTCTCTGACCCTGCCCAAGGAAGATGCCCTCGATATTCTAATTTCTTCCGCCTTGTCAAAACGCTCTCTGTCGATGACGGCAGGATAATATTCATCTCCAAGGTAATGCGTGTTTCGCAGCATTCTGCCTGCACTGCCATGATAAATATCAAGACCCGCATTCTCTGCCGCAGGCTTTAATCCAAGTCCTGCAATGTAGCCATCAAACAGCTTTATGACTACCTCAGCCTGTTTTTCATCAACCTCTGCTTTTCCATTTATAATCTTATATCCGTAGGGTATATGTGCCATTATCCCACCAACCTTTCCTTTAATTTCAGTCCACACTTCAGTTCAAAGACGATTTCTTTTCTGGAAAGCACTGTAATCCCTTCTACATAGGAAAGGAATATCTCATCCGAATATTCCGTCAGCATCTCACTGCCGGATGCAAATTTTATAAGTGTCTCCAAGGCTTCAATCTTTGTCCTGTCACCGCTGACGGAATTTATCATTTGTTTCTTTTCTTCCTGCAAATGCTTTTCTTCCAAAATAAAAGCATTGTTTTCCTTGCTAAAAAGTGCTGGCTCTAATAGTCCGCCTGCCATAAGGCTCGTCAGCACCTGCCTTTTCTCCATATTCTTTTCCAGTTTAGTTTCATATTCCTGTATCTGTAGAAGCCTATCCTTATCATCAAATCCCTGCAGGCTGTGAAGAAGCGGCTTTAATACGCTCTGATGGGCAAATACCAGTTTATTCATCATAGTAAGGAACGCCGTCTTTATGCCATCATCCGTAATGTACTTCATGGAGCAGGAATGCCTGTCCTCGATATGATGGGTGCAGCACCAAGCAATGTAACTTCCGCTCGGCTTATAATGGTTTCTTCTTTTAAAGATTCCGCCGCACTCTCCGCATTTGATTCTGCCTGAGAAGCCATAACGATTCTGATAGCGTTCGGTTCGCTCTCCATTGCCTTTTTCCTTGCCACGCTGATTCAGGACCTCATTTGCCTTGTCAAAAATCTCATGGCTTACAATCGGCTCATGATGATTTTCACACAGATATTGATTTAACTCGCCATCATTGGTGTGGCGGCTAAACTGACTGTCGGTGTAGGTCTTTTGAAAAATAACATCTCCCGTAAACTTCTCATTGCGAATAATCGCATTGATGGCTCCGGGAGTCCATTTTCCGCCTTTCTTGCTTCTCACACCGCTGTCATTCAGTTCCTTTGCAACGGCATGGGTACTTTTCCCGGCAAGCGTATCTTCAAATATCTTTTTGACAACCTCTGCCTGCTCCGGCACAACAATCATTTCTCCCCCGGCATTTTCATAACCATAAGGCGGATAGGAAATAATGTAGGTGCCATTCTGAAAGCGTTTTTGTATTGACCATTTATTGTTTTCAGAAATGGACACCGACTCGCTTTCCGCAAGACTGCTTAATATGGAAAGCATCAATTCACTTTCCATCGTATCCGTGTTAATATTTTCTTTCTCGAAAATCACGGTCACATTTAGCGCCATCAGCTTTCTTACCAGTTCCAAACAGTCTGTTGTATTTCTGCTGAATCGGCTGATGGACTTTGTAATGACCAAGTCCACAAGACCTTTTTCGCAGGAATCAATCAGGGAATTCAGACCGTCACGACACTCCTTTTTGGTGCCAGTAATACCTTCATCAAAAAATACCCCTGCGTACTCCCACTCGCTATTGGATTTGATATAATCCTCATAATGTGCTTTCTGCGTATCAAGGCTGATAAGCTGTTCATCGCTTGCCGTGGACACTCTGCAATAGGCAGCAACACGGGTTTTCGTCTTAACCGATAAGGCATTATTTTCTTCAATTTTTGTTATCCTTTTCATCAACTCACCTCACTTTCGGTATGGACATATTCCCGTACTAATCGATATATATCAAGTCATTTAGGGCATAATCTCCGCTAAATATGGGGAGAAAGTTTGGCGGTTTCTTGCGCTGATTTTGGTGAATTCATCCACGGAAATCAGGCCCTTATCGAGCAGTGTTTTTGTCATTTTCTGTGCCATACAATATTTATAATCACCACACAACTGTTCCTCCGTCATGCGTGATTTCATAAGGGCAGGTGAACTGCTCGGCTCTGTAATTTTCGTTACTGTTTTATTCTCATCATTCATTTAAAAAATACCTCCTACCTTATAGCCTTGGCAGGAGGTGCAATCTGACGGTTTCCTAATCTTTTTTATAGAAGCTGCATTCGTATCCATCCGCACGGAGAAGAAGCCCGGAAATCCAATGCGGAGTCCTGCCCATCTGTTCACACACAGCATCAAGGGAAGCTCCCATACCGCACTCTATAATCAGTTCATCATGAACATGACCGCAGATAAAGCAATGAGATAAAGTACGCATAGAATGTGCCAAAATATCTCTGCTGATTGCCTGCACGATATTCTCCACGAACTTGGGACCATAACTTTCGATGCGTTCCCATTTCTTTGTGCCGCCTACACCCTCATAGGTCACAGCCTCGCCGCCGAAACGGTTCTCTCCCATGCGTGGTTTCACATAGGAAAGCCGTCTGCCGCTTGGCAGCTGAATGAACAGCATCCCGCTCTGGTAGAAAAAGCGGATACCGTGTGTTTCTGTGGTCACTCTGTTCTTGACCGTATCCTTGACACAGCGGTCAACATCCCACCAGAAACGCACGATATTAGGATTGGCAGCTCTCCACGAATCTACAAGCGGCTGGAGTTCTTCCTTCTCAAGTCCCATATCCAAAGCACCCATCGCTTTCAATGCACCGACCGAACCGCCGTAGCCGAGAGCCAATTCTGCGATTTTACCCTTCTGGCGGAGATGCCCGTTCTCGCCGTGCTTTTCTACAGGTACACCGAACATGGCAGATGCTGATGCACAATAGATGTCCCCGTTATTCTGAAAGACCTCGCTTCGCCAGCTTTCCTTGGCGAGGTACGAAAGCACCCTTGCTTCAATGGCAGAGAAGTCCGCCACCACAAATTTCATCCCGGTCCTCGGCACAAAGGCTGTGCGGATGAGCTGCGACAGAGTATCCGGGATATCATCATATAAAAACTCCATCGCAGCATAATTGCCAGATTCCACAAGACCACGAGCCTGCTTTAAATCCGGCATATGGTTCTGAGGCAGATTTTGAAGCTGTATCATTCTGCCTGCCCATCGCCCGGAACGGTTGGCTCCGTAAAACTGAAACATTCCTCTCGCCCTGCCGTCCTCACAGACTGCATTCTGCATTGCCTGATACTTCTTTACAGAGGACTTGGCTAACTGCTGGCGCAGGAGCAGAACCTCTGCCAGTTCCTTGGGTGCCGTTTTGACCGCCTGTGCTACTTCCTTTTTGCCAAGGCTGTCCATCTCCAGACCGTTATCCGCAAGCCACTGCTTCATCTGCACCACGGAGTTGGGGTTATCAAGGTCGGTCAGTCCCTGCATTTTCTCTGCCAGCTCCGCTTTGGATTTTGCATCAAAAGCAATAGCGTTCTCCACCACGTCCATATCAAGTGCAATGCCACGGTCATTGATTTCCTGGTCGAGATGGTATTCCTCCCACACAAAATCCGGCACAGGATATTTTTTCAGCCTGTCCTGTATGGACATCTCAACCTCGACATCCCGCTTGTTATAGAACTTGAACAGATTCCACTTTTTCATATTATGCTCCGGCAGATTGCGTGTCCTGCCGCCGTTAACCTTGGTTGGCTTGCAGGGAACACAGAAGTAGCGAATGAGGTCTTTGCCTTCCTTCAGCTTCTGTTCTTCCAGCCCAAGCACTGTGCCGGTCCCGGCAAGGGAAAGCGGCAGTCCCATATATGCCGACCAAACACAAGAGCATTTCCATGCCGCCGGGTCAAGATAATCTCCCACGGTATCCTCATTGATACTGTAACTGCAAAAGCACTGCGGATAGTTTCTTTGCAGCCATACCGAAAGACAGACCCTCTCGAAAGCCGCATTGAATGCCCATTTTGTCACGGTATCATCTGCCAGTGCCGTAATAATGTCCATCGGCAGTTCTTCTCCCTGTGCCAGATCATAAACGATGACCTCACCGCCGTTTACAGATACACCAAACAGCAGGATTTCAAAGTTAGATGACTGGGCATATTTATAGACCCCGCACTTCTGCAAATCCGCATCGCTGTAACTCTCAATATCAATCGAGAGCGTTTGTATTTTTCCCATATTGTCACCGTCCTTACGATAAGCAAGGCGGCGAAGAATCGACCTCCGCCGCCCGCTGTTTACTGATTATTCCTCTGTATCTTCTTTGACTGCTGCCTTTTTCTTTTCCCTGTGCTGCTTCCACTTCTTAAAGCACCAGTGCAAAAACTCCATGACCCAGTACACCAAACTGCCGATACCGAATCCGTACAGCACCGCAAAAATCACAATCACATCAAACTGCTTTGCAAATTCATATAATTCCATCTGTTTACCTCACATTTTCATAATATCTGCAGGAGACAGTTTCCCATCGCCTGCATTGATTGTCACTGTATCTGCTTAAGAAAGAAAATCGTCCTCTGCATCGGTTGCAAAATCATCCTCGGCACGGCTCTTACCGCCAAGCGGCTCTCCGTCCTTCATCTTTTGGAGATTATTAAGACCGCAGGCAATGCCCTTATTGCCGTTGGAGTTGAAGGCATAGAAGTTGATGCTGGCACGGCCATACACACCGCTGTATACCTCACTGCGGTCGATGATAGGCTGGCGGTCTGCATCTACGATGCCCGGAGCAGCTGCACTGTTTGCATTGATGAAGTAGCTGTTTGCATAGGCTTCATCATCAGGACGTTCCAAATCGCCATCCCTCATTGGTGTCTTAAGTACGGAAAGAGCAGGCACAGTTTTGCCACTTCCCTTAAGCTTAGATTGACCCTCCTCATAAGCAGATTGAATAGCCGCTTTAATTTTATTGACGGTTACTGTATCGTCCTTAGGAATGATAAGGCTCACGCTGAATTTCGGTGCGCCGCCGTTGATGGATTTCGCATCCCATACATTTGCATAAGACCAGCGTGTTTTTACTCCTGTGATTACCTTTGTAGGGTTCGTATAATTTTTTGACATATCATTTGTCCTCCTTAAAATCGTTTGCTGCTGTATTCATAGCCGGACGCTTGTCCGACATCGGTACTAAGGTTGGCTTGCCCTGTGGCTTTTCAATAAAGCCGGAGAGCAGTTCTTCAAATCTTGTCTTGCCGAGCAGTTTGGTCATTGCCGTAATACCCAGAACCTTATGTTCATATGGGTCATATCCGGCATCCTTAACCGTATCCACCACAGCGGTTTCATTGACATATTTCCTGTTGGAGCGTCCTTCGACAATCTTCCAGTCTTTCCACCCCTTGCCGCTGACTGCCTGCTGCAAAGCGTATTCCTTGATATCGCCTGCCCAAGATACCAGTGCATCAACTTTTGAAAGAATGGCCTCTATCTCATCATCTTCAAGGGTGGAAGGCATCTCAAAATCGTAACGCGCAAGTTCAAGGTTGTATTCGGCTCTCTTGCGACAGGTGGCTTTTACCTTACAGAACTGACAGTGGTCTCCGGCTTTGTATTCACCCTCACCCTTTGCCGCCAGCTGTGCTGTTGGACTCAGCACTTCATCCGCCCATTTCAGAAGTTCTTCTTTGGAAATGGTGTATGTGCTGACACTATCCCGCCTTGGCTGGAAGATAGTCATGGTCACCGAATCAATATCATAGATACCGTCAAACAGTTGTAAGGCTCCCAGTGCATAGCACATCATCTGAGGATTCTTTTCTGCATCCACCAAAATTCCGACACCATACTTAAAATCAATGACGGTCAGCGTTTCATCTGCAACAATCACGCAGTCCCCGGTGCCGAAGCCCTGCGGCACCCATTTGGAAAAATCAAGATGCTGTTCAATTAGAACAATAGGGTCTTTGCATTTTTCTTTTGCCACAGCAAGCTGCTCGATCACATACTGGGCATACATATCCGAGCAGTCCGCCATTTCTTCATCGAAGAAAGTAAGGTTTTCTGTTGGATCTTTCGATTTCTGCCCCAGTGCTGTTTTCAGTTTGTGTTCGCAAAGGCTGTGGGCATCGGTGCCCTGCATTGCAAACTCGCTTGTGGTGTCACCGACCTTAGCACACTGCAATGCCGATGGCGGACACTCCAGCCACCTGTGACTGGAGGATGCTGATAAGACTGCGTGGTCCAGACCGGTCTCTCTTGCACCTACAGTACAATTCACCTTCTGTTTATTGGGCATTCCCAAGTACCTCCACTTCAGCAAGCAGTGCCTTATATTCTGCTGGATTTATCCCAGACAGCTTTTCTGCACCATGCTTTGTAAGGATTGCTTTGACTTCTGCCGTATAGCCTTTGCGGGATTTATCCGCACACACGGCTCTGACATCTTCCAACGTGAGTGCTTTTTCTTCCGGCACTTCAGCTTTTGGCTCCTCGTTGGTTTTCTTCTTAACAGCAGTCTTTTTTACAGGCTGCATTGCGTCCTTTCCACTGCTGAACAAATCAGCCAGTTCTTCGGAAATACGTACCAAGGTTTCGCCGCACTTTTTGAGTTCATCCACGAGCATGGATAATTCGCTTACTTTACTCACGATGTCGCACCTCCTTCCTTAACCGTACAAATGGAAACTTCTTTCACGTTGTCACCGGGTACAAGAATTGTGAGTTTCTGTTTTCTTCCGAGGAAGAAGCATAGAATACGTTCTCGTACACTAATACTACGGCAAGAAAGAATACCATCTGATTTTGCCTTCTTGGATACACTGATTTTCAAATTGTGTTCCATCTTTATCACCTCTTTCCGAGAGTGTTTTTTGACCCTCTACCTAATAGCCTTGAGAAAGTAATGAATCTGACGGTTTTGAAAAAATATAAATAAAAAAAATAAACCCACCAAGAAAATTCATCCTCAGTGGGCATCAAATTATCTATTCTATTTCCTAACTAAAGCATATAGTAAAACCGCTCCAACTCCGTAGGCTACATTCCTCTGATTCTTAATTGCCTGCATTTTTTTCTTCTCCTCGGACGCGTACGTTTTCAAGGATGCGTTGGCACCCTGCAATAAGTCCGTCTGCATCTGTGAGGTTTTCTTCAATACAGTCAGCTCGCTCTGCAGCATTATCGACTGCTGCTTCGCCTTGTTCAATTCCGTCTTGGATATTTCGAGTTCGGTCTTCAGCAGACTCAATTCCTTCTGTGATTTCTCGTTCAGTTGTTTCAGCTGAGCCAAGTTGCTCTCTAACTGATTCAACTCCTGCTCCGTTATCCTGTACTCCGCTGCATAAGAAAAGGCAGGCAAGAATACTAACGATAATAAGAACAATAATGCTGTAAAATACATATTTTTTCTTTTCATCCGACATTTCCACCACCTCAAAACTACTATTTTTAGCCATTTTCCACCATTTGCGGTTATTACCTCACCAAGCGTATTTAATCTTTGTAGGGCAAATACCTGACAGAGCCTTATTTAAAGCCGCTGTAAGCCATTTGTACGAGCCATTTTCTTTAGACTTTCAAATATTTTTTTGCCACCAGGCTGCTTTGCCGCGAATTACTTGACCACCTAGTTTTAGTTCGTCCGTAAGCGGTGCATCCAGTAAATACCACAAATCCCATCGTTCACAAGTTGTTGATGGACCATAGTCATCTTCTTCAGCTGCCTCACAGTGGGTTTTAACATGAGCATAATCAATAGGCAGATCCAGTTCTTCACATAAAACCGCCACAACCTTTGCCACCCCATCGATTTGGTCTTGCGTAGGTGGATAATCGCCAAAGTCTGTATTGTAACCACTATGTGCTTCTGCCCCATAACAGCCTGCCATGCAGATACCAACGGCTCTGCTGTTTCTGTGCCAAGTATGTGCCAAAAGCTCCGTTAAATCCTCTGTGCTGGCATAAATACTTCCATCGGCATCTACGTTAATATGGTAATCATCAAAAAACTGATGGTACCTTCCTGCGCTCCAATGTACATAAATTTTATCAATATAGCCTTTAGCAGCTTGAGCCATTTCTCTTAATTCATCTAAGGTTATTTTTCTCATGCTCCTCATCCTCCTCAAACTTGTCCGGTATTCCATTATTGTTCATATCAATAAAACAGCCTGCTATGAAGGTCATAAACCCTATCATAGCAGGCCCAATCATTTCTTTAATTACCGCCAATAAATCACTCATAACAATCTGCCCATTATGCCATTGGTACAGCCAGGCAATATAATACGTAGCAACCAAAACCACAACAAGCAGAAAATAACCTACAATCACAGTCTTTATTGGCCTGCTCATAGCATTTATTTTCACCTTTACAGTACTAAGAACATTGCCTAAGATTACTTTTGCATTATCAAACACACTTATTCCCCCTTGTAATTTGGCAGTGCTTTTATTTCAGCCATCAGATCGTCTATTACTCCATTGGCACCAAGGTTTTCATAGCTTTCATAACAGGAAACTATGCTGTCCTTAGCGTAAATGGGAATCCACTTCTTTTCAGTTACATAATGGTTATAAACCTGAATGATTCTGTCTCTAAGCAGTGCCTGAAGTCCGGTCTGGATAGCATCCTGACGTTTATTTCTGGCTCTAAGCTCTGTAAAGATATAGGTTAAAAGCATACCCATCCCGGCACTTAAAATACTTGTTAATATTTCCTTCCCCATATAGTTATCCCCCTATCAGCCTTTCCATATCAATCGCTCTGCCTGTATACCGACAGTTTTGCGCCCCAAAATAAACCTTTTCAGTGGGTATATATTTAAAAGACACCGCATTATGTCCATGGCTTACCCTTACACTCTGCCCCGCATGACTTATAAAGACTGGTGCTTTCCAAAAGTCAGAAATAAGAGTTTCAAAGCTTAGCGTCAAAACACCATCATTAATAGCCGCCTTCACATCTTTTATCGTCCAGCTATATTTCCAATCAAGCTCATGGATATAATCCATGGTATAGTGAGCAAAACAGCTAAAATTGTTGGTATCGCTGGGCAGCTCATTCATACCTTTCAGCAAAAATACTTTTATAAAAACATTACTGCCACTTTTATCAATCTGCATAAAGCACCGCTGAGATAGATTAGTCAAAAACTCACTTGGCAGCATATCCAGTACCTGCAGTATTTCCCTAAAGTTATAAAGCACATAGGTATTATCCGTAATGCCATTATTAAGAACTACCGTAGAACTTCCCTCTCGTAAAAGCTCCGTATCAATAATATTCAGTCTGTCATTGTGATAAAAATTAAGTACTTTACCTTCAATATTCAGTTTTATCGTTTCCGCATCATTCTTTCGGTTAACCGCATTCGGAAAAACAAATAAATTCTTAATCGGCATAACTTGCCCCTTTCCACTTTTCGTATTCAGCCTTAAACCAGCTAAAAAGTTCTTTATTGATATAGCATTCAATATCCCTGCTCTTACTTTTAAGGCAGCCGCCACCGCACATAAAATAAACCGGGCAGTATTTGCATTCCGGAAAATTATCATCCAGAACTCTTTGCTGCTCGGCTTTCCAGTTTTTAGTCAACTTTTCATCTCTTATATAAAGGCAGGTAACACTTTCTCCCTTGGTGTTATATTTTTGCAGATTCTTATTAACGCAGTAAGTTTCTCCATAGTCAAAATTTGCTTGGTACCGTTTTAATAATCCTGTAAACATTCCTTCATAGCGAAAGTTACGAACACCGTATTTAAATCGCTGTTCCATAAAACTACCGACCATATTCTTGTACTGTTTTAAGATGTAATCTGCATCTCCAAGGCTTAATGCGTATTTATCATTGGCATCGTTAGTAGCATGAGCAAAATGAGGGAAAAAAGATAACTGCCTTCCAATAATTCTTTCCTTAGCGGCAAAGGATGTAATAATTGATCTTAAATCGGTATGCCCATGATGGAGCGTAGTAGAAACAGCTAATTTTGGATAATCAATAAGCTTAGTAAAGGGGTCAAATCCTCGCTCAGAGTTTTTCCCTCCATCAAAGCTGATACATACTAAAAAATCATGCTTTTTAAAAAATGGCAAATACGCCTCTAAGTTAACGCCATTTGTGCATATAGCAAACTTTGCTTTTGGCAGAGCCGCTACAACCTGCTTTATTTCATCCATGTATAAAGTCGGTTCGCCGCCCATAAATTTGACGGTAAGGTTATCCTGCTTTTTTAACTGCTCCAAAAGATTCGCTGAAAGTCCCGTTTCACGCTCATCTTCTTCTCTGTGGCAGTAGGCACAATTTAGATTGCACTTACTGCCCATATAAATAGTTGCCTGCATTTTAACCCTCCAGGATGAGGTTGTATTCATTCCAAACCTCATACCACTTTCTGCCAAGCTTAAGCTTAAATATACCTGTATGCCCCATAGGATAAAGTCTAAAATTACCTCTGCCATTTTCAAGCTGTACTCTGCGGTTATTTATAACTCCGCAGCTGCTGTCTATCGTAACATCGTCATCATCAATATCGCGGGTAAGTTCTTCTCCTTCAAAATTACCAGAGTATTTTATAATCTCAAACTCCACATAATCCTTATCCTTCACTAAAGCAATCGGTATTGTAAAATCACCGCTTTGCGGCATTCCTTTCCTGTTGGCCATAAGAATTCTTTCACCAATCTTTAAAGCATAACTGTCCCACAAATGCATCCTAGGGTGATCGCCTGTTACCAAATCATCAGAATTAAAACTTATTACCTCATACTCCTCATCGGCTTCTATTTCAGTATTTTCAGGTCTGCCTTCAAAAACACGGATAATAATATCCCGCTCCGCACCACCAATTACTCCGGTATCAAGCTGCAGTACATCTGCTGTTCCGTAGAGCTGCAAAAGCTCTGCAAAATCAAGTTTTACGCTGACTCCCAGCCTGTTAAGGTCTAAAAACTTAAAATCCGACTTACTCATCTTGCGATAATTTTTAACCTTACCAGGACTAGCGACCAGAGTATAACTGTTATAAGGTCGCAGAGTTTCAATCGTATCCTTGCCATAGCCTGCCGGATATTTAGAAGTTACTTCTGCGGTGACACATAGCTCCTTGATGGTTATTTTTAGTTTATGCTCTGAATCAGACCTCTCGTTAAAACATATCTTAAGCATCGTTATCCTCCAATTTAAAACAGTAATTTCCTGCAAATATAGAATCACAGCCTTCCGCTTTAATTTCATAGGTTATGTATTTTCCCACTGTTTTTTCGGCCTTATCTTTCACCATCCGCATATTGGGCTGGGCCATATAAAAAGATGTTTTTTCGGCTTCTGCAACTTTCTTATTTCCATAAACGGTTTTTAAAATAGCTCCCTTAGACACAATAAGCTTCGGATTTTTACCGAAGGTATATACCACGCTCACCGATTTGTTTTGAATCTCTTTCACTGCAAAAGCTCGATGAAGCTGGTTCAGCACTTTATCTCCCGGTTTCAATTCTTTAATATCCACAGGTCCTTTATCTGTTAAAATCAAGCCTTGTATAATCATTTTCATCAACCTCCATCATCTCCGCAGTCACAATTACTGCAGTTACAGTTACAATTGCAATTCGTACATTCCGTCTGGCAATACTGACAACGTACCGACTGGCAGCCCTGACAGGTTTGACACCCCTGGCAACTTTGACAGTAAGTGCTTTGGCAATAGCTGGTTTGGCAGGTCTGACAGCAATTCGCCTGGCAGCAGTTGCCTGAAAAACTTGTTTCCAGATTATTTACCGCCGTTCTTAAAAGCATAATATTTGCACTTATCACCTTGGTATATGTCAAGCCACTTAAATTTATAGCGGATGATTTATTGGCATTAGCCGCCATGGCAGTCAATGCTGCTGCCAATTCTGATATGTGCAGTTTTTTTACCGTAATATTACTGTTTAAGGTTGTATCTGTATAAGCCATTTAAGCACTTCACCCCCCATCATCACCGCAGTCACAATTACATTGCATGGACTGACAACTATAGCTTTGACAGCTTTGGCAGGATAAGCTTTGACAACTCTGGCTTTGGCACACGGCACTCTGGCAGGTGGCGCTCTGACAGGTCTGGCAATAAGTACAGTTGCCGCAATTATCAACATTCGCCGCATAGCTTTGCAGCCTATCAATAGCTGTTCTTAGTTCGGTAATATGCACCGGTCTTATTTTTGAGGTATATGAAACTGTTGTCTCCGTAAAGGTTGTTTTAGAAATAGCTCCATTAACCGCCATTTACTTCACCCGCCATCAGCCTGCCGTACTCTTCAAAAACTGAAAGCACCGGCAAAAAGACCGCTTGTTTTAGTCTGCAATAACCCTCCTGCCTTGCCTTAGTTCCTACTAGTTTACATCCCCCTCGGCAAAAGGCTGCTGCCGGACAAGCATTGCATTCTTTTAGGTTTAATTTAGTGTTATCTGATGCCATAACCTTATTTAGGTAAGTAAAATAGTCATCTTCAATAGTACACACCCTGCTGCTGGTGTTATGGCAGGGATACAAATTTCCTTCCAAATCCAAGTTCATAACATCATACCCATTACCGCAGAAGCAGTAGTTTTTATGCAGTCTGCCATCTTCCTCAGCATAGAATCGTTTCAACATACCAAACATTCTATCCACATAAGCAAGATTGGTATAATCCTTCAGTTCTGTTTTACTGCCGCTTAATCTTTTCTCCAGATAAAATTTGCCAAGCTCCAGCATTTCCTGCTCAACTCTTGCGTAATCTACAGCTAATAGTTCTTGCGGCAAATCCCCTGTGTTAAAAATTTCATCAATATTAATGCCCACATGATACCCATGAATTTTATAGTAATCATCGGATATACTCTGAAAATCCTCTAATATTTGCAATGGATACGCTTTGCTGCTTAAAACAGCGGATAAGCCAAGCTGCTCTATGCAAAGCAAAAGCTTTCTTTTTTCTTTACCTGCAAATACATCATATCCACGGGTTTCCAGCACATTTCTTCCGTCCCATGAAATAGTTACAGGCATTTTATTGGCATTAAAAAAGGTCACCATGTCCTCGGTGACCGCCTTCCCATTTGTAATAACTGAAAACCAACAGTATTCATTTGTTTTTTCTACTACCGTCTTAATGTTTGCAAAATATAATAACGGTTCTCCGCCGTAAAACTGGATATGCAGTTTCTGTCCTTTTGGCAGTTCATCAGCACATTCTTTCAAGAAGTCATATATGACAGGATTAATTTTCTCTGTCAGCTGCCGATTTACCAAAGGATGCTGCAAACAATAACGGCAGTTCATATTACAACTATTACCCAACATTAAAAACACTGTATGTATCCTTCGCTTTAAAAATCTCCCCATCACTGCCTCCTGACCATTATCTTTACTCGTCTTACATTTTGAAAGCTGTCGCTTGCTACGATTCTTCCTACAACACTATCTTCCTTATCGCCTTCAGTAAAGGCTCTGCCAACTCCGGGTATTTCTGATGGAACAACCTTCATTCCAGCAATAGCAGTACCATAAAACTTAACGTGCACTCTTCCTGCTAAAGCTACAGGGATATAGTTTTGAATTACTTTACCAATATCCACATTGCCATTTTCATCTGTTTCTCCACCAATTATTTGGGCATATTCATCACTATGGACGCCAACCACCATAATCGACTTATCTGTTGCCTTTTCGTAGCATTCTTTGCCACCATCAGCCAAAGCAATAATATCTCCCGTTTCTGTTTCTCCTCCTCTGGGGAAAAATTCAGCATAGTCGTTATAATAGGCGTTTACTACTTTAGCTGCCGTTAAAGTTCCGGCTATAGTCACATTGCCGCTAGTATCTTGAACAACATAATTGCTATCATTGGTGAGCTGACTTGTTTTATTTGGAATAGTAGGTTTATTTAAAAGATCACTATAACTGCCCGTGGAAGCAACCGTGGCAAGTTTAGTAATGCCACCTGTCATTTCGGCTTTCGTAGCATAGGTACTTACAATATTATTTCCATCTACGTCCTGTACCGCTTTAGTGGCACTTACTGCATTAGCAGTTTTATCTAACTTTCCTGCAATAAGATTTGTTATGGTAGTCGCAAAATTGGGGTCATTTCCTAAGGCAGCAGCTAGTTCCTTGATGGTATCCAAAGTTCCGGGAGCAGATGCTACGAGTGCAGCAATTGCTGTCTGGACAAAAGAAGTACTCGCAATAATCTGTGAGCTGTTTCCCTGAGCCGCCGTAGGCACTTTAGGTGATCCCGTAAAAGAAGGGGAAGCAAGATCCGCTTTTAAAGGTAAATCCACGGTTTCCAGTTTTTCTAAACTTGAAGCTGCTTTTTCAGCACTTTGTCTGGCTGACGTTTCGCTGTTTGCTGAGTTCTTTTCAGATATAGCCGCAGCGTTAGCACTATCACTGCTCGCCTTAGCATATGAGTCAGCATTTAAAGCACTATTAGAAGAGGCTATCGCTGACTTTGATGCGTTATTAGCATATTCTTTAGATAAGGATGACCAGCTTTTAGCTGATTTTGCATCTGTTATGCCGTCCGGATCTGCATCGCTTTCTGCCCACTGCCTGGCCACATCAGCCCAGTTCTTAGCAGAACGTGTTTCGCTTCCTGTCGGTGGCTCGTTGCTTTCTGCCCAGGCTTCAGCAAGATTTTTACTTTCTTTAGCACTTTCAGCATACTCAAAAGCTTTATCTGCGAATTCTTTGGCAACCTCTGCACCATATTCGCCTACCTCAAGTTCCTTACCTTCTGCATTATTAAACGCACTGACCTCTATTTCAATCGACATTATGAGCCACCCCCTTAATCATAAAATACGCTGACCAGATAAGCGTTGTAATCTTTTGAGTGTTTCTGTTAATAATGGCAATATCATAGACATAGGTATCCGGAGCCAGACTATCTAACTCTCCTAAGGTAATTGGCAGGTCAATATAGGTTTTCCCTGCATTATAGACATCCTTCTGAAATACCACATCCGTTGAATTTGAAGTTGCTTTAATGGAAAAGCGGAATTTATCATCAGATGTGAGCATGTAGTCTTTAAACTTAAACCTTATGGTATAAGTATCATACTGGGATACCTCAACATTAAAATTACTATCTATTGAAATCAAAACACATCACCGCCTTCACATATCATCGCCGCAGTCACAATTGCAGTTGTAATAATTTGTACCCTTTATAAATTCCAATGTCTGACTGCGATTAATTAAATGCTGGATTACTTCTCTTAATGTGTACGTCCCAGCAGGAAGTCCCCGGTGCTGCTTTACTCTTACATAGCCGGAACTTAAATTACCTCCTCCGGAACTTTCTGAAGCGTCATAGCTGACTGCAGTTCCTGAAAGCTTTACATCCCGTTCCGATTGGGTACTTGTCGTTACTGACAATTCCAACATATCCTGCAGCCGTTCATCCACCACTGTTCCTGTACCGTTATAGCTCACATAAATGATTTTCCCTGCATCCGCTGCATTAAAAAGAAGTGTTCCTGTATTCCAGTCTGCAGCTCCATGAGCTGTTGTATTGTAGTCCGGCCAGTATTGACTTTGAGAGGGAGTTGCAGCAACCTCTGTAAGTATTACCCCTCCGCTGAAAGCTACAGCAAGAGTGCTGGGGTCTGTTTTCTGTGGTACTTCGTTAAGCCTTACCGTATAAGGACTTTGATTAGGCACTTGATGCTGCTCTCCATTTATTCTTTTTACATTCAGCACATTTAAAAATGGGTCTAATCTGTAATCTTTTATAGCCACTGTTTACCTCCTTAAAGTGCAGTCAGTTGTTTAATGGCTGATGCCTGCGACTGTTCTATATTCTTTGCACTCCGTTCAATGTCTGACAAATATTTTTCTAAAGCAAAAATCGGCTCTCCAAGCTCTACATCTGCAGCAATACCACCTGATGCAGATATGGTATATTTGACTTTGGTTATAGGATACTCATGGGTAGCACCTGAAAGCGTCCTTATTTGAGCCTTGCCTGTAGTAGTCATATGCCTTACATTAAAAGTTCCATCAACCAACGGATATTCTAAACGTACTCCTGTCAGCTTGGCTGATTTAATCGGGTCTTTATACTGCCTAATCTGGTTTTCTCCCCATCTAACCGCATCTGATACTTCATAAGCGGAAGGAAGCGTCCAAATTTCATCTCTCCTGCCATACTCGGCAATACTTGCATCATCTTTAACCACGCACAGCCACTGCTCACCCTCGTCATCAATATTACCGCCTTTGATTCGTGCCCAATTAACAATTTTCTCCACATTCCAGGAGGGTACATATTTATTAAGATGTTTACCGACTGTAAGCCTTGCTTCTTCATTAATACCTGTTTCTCTTGGCATAAAATACAAGCTTCGGTATTCATCTATCCCGTAAACATAATTCACAGCAAAATCTGCCAGGTCAGACAACGCCTCTTTAACCGTAACTCCGTCAAAAACCAGCTTTGTTATGGTATACCCGGCATCTGCTATCTTGCTAGCGTTATAAATAGTTCCATGTGTTTTTTCAGCTTTTATGGCAATATCTCTTACAATTGCCCCTGGGTCCCTATTTTCATAGGTTTCAAAAAGCACCAGTTTTTCCAATCGATTATAGTAGCCATGGGCCGTAAATTTATATTCCGTTTCCGTTGAACCTTCCACTGGTCTTGTGATGATATAACCGGAATACCAGGGCAGTTCATCTCCAAATAAATGAATGTCTATTCTTTGCATATAATTAAGCTCACTGTTAGAAGGCAATACCTTAAAGAGAAGTTCACAGGACCCGCAGCCGGTAGAACCTATTTCAAATGTTACCTTGCTTAAGGAGTTTTTCTCACTGCCGCTGCCAAAAAAGGCTGTCCTTGTACCGTCAGCAGCATATGCAATAACCGTATACTGACCGGAATAATACTTCTTAGTTTCGCCTCTGCCGGCTTCCGCTACATTTCCTTTGGTAGTGCCAGCAAAGATAAACCGACCGAAGATACTTTTGCCAAAAGTAAAATTCATATAAACCACCTATTGGTATAAGTAATTTCAATACGGCCTGCTCCTCCTGTATAGAAAAAGCTGTTTTTCCCTGGTATAGCCTCTAAAAATTGTCCGTTAAAGGTATTTATGCTGTTGGCCGTATTTCTCCATACCGTTCCATCCTTACTGTTTATAACTGTAAAAGCAGGAGCAATGAGCAGTGCGTCCGAAAGCTTAAACTGTTCTTTCGTTTCTTTATGCCATATCGTAACATCCGCCATTTTATTTTTAGGTATAAATTTAAAGGTAAGAGGTGTTGCAACACTTCCTAAATTATGGAGTACCATTTTCGCTTGATAAGCTTCGGACGGGAAGTCATAAGTTACAAGGCTTTCCTGTCCCTCATACCTAAAGGGATCTGCTAATAAAAGACTTACCGTGATATGACTCCATCTTTGCTTAAAGCCATTCTCATATTCATGGGTTATTTTACTGATGCCTGCAACATTAAAACAGCGGTCAGACCTGCCGCAGTAAAGCTTATAATCCTTTTGAGCAAAATAGCGATAGGCCCTGTTTAATTGTTCATCATGAGAAAATTCATCCGCGGCAAGCATAGAAAATTTCACTTTAATAGTATGGCCTTTAATCATGCCGTCCCCTATAGCATCACCGCCATGTGAAAAGGTTCTGTCTTCTATTTTGCTGTTAAAATCATAACTTCCGGCATCAGATAGTGACCAGGCTGACGGAAGCACATATTCATGACCATCTTTTAATATTTTAAGCTTATCTCCGTTATCTTCACGTTCCGGAAAATTCATCTCATACACCCCTTAATCCAGCAGCGACCATATTGGTCAGGCCTTCAAACAAATCATCCACATCAGCTGCATCATTAATATCGCCATAAATATTTTGCGTGACTGTACTGTTTCTGCTGCTTCCTGCTTCTACAATACCTTCAGCGATATTGTTAAATACAGCCCTGTTTAGAGGCAATGCTACCTCACTATCTGCTCCTTCACCAATAATGCCTAAAGTTGGTCCCGTAAAATATCCACCCTTAGCATAAGCGCCTACCTCAATATTACTGCCGGAGGTCTTTGCTCCGCCGCTTATTCCTGAAATGGCTGCTATAGATGCTCCCATTGCGGCTGCTGTTGTAAGTGATGTAGTAACCATACCCAAAGCTCTGGCCGCTGAACCTGGATGCACTGTTTCATAAGCTACTGCGGCAGGTGCCCATACAGCAAGTTCTGCTGCTGCCTGCGCTGTGCTGGCAGCCTGTTCTTTTTTCTGCAAATTCTGCCCCATAACATGGGATACAATCATCCCCGCAGCCTGCTTGGCAAAATACTGGGCAATAACCTTAATCATGCTCTTGCCCAAATCAGCAAAGGCATCTTTGGCACTTTTTGCATTCGTTAAAATACTGGTAAAAGCATCTTCCAAACCGTTCAAAGCCGTACTGTAAAGTCCCGCTGCAACCTGTGCCATCGTCATATGAGCCGCTAAAAAAGCCTCTTTATAGGTATCTAGCATTGTTTTCTGTGCTTCCATATCATTTAAACGAATAGCGGCTTCTTCAGTTAAAACCTCCTGCAGCCTGGCAAGATCATTCGTCTTATATGCCTCATCAATATTAGCCTGAATATCTTTGCACTGAGCATGATACTCTGCCCTCGTATCCTCATAAACTTTATCTTCAGCAAGCTTATCCTTAAGCATTTGTTTATGAAAGTCCAGCTCCCCTGTTTCAGTTTCCGTAAAAGCTATGTTTCGTTCTTTTAGAGCTGCGATAAAGACGTCCTTTTCAGTCTGGTTAAGGCCAATAAAGGTGTTGGATAATTTAGTCCAGCGTTCTTCAATACCGCTTACCGTCTTTTCATGTTCTAACTGCATCTGCATAAGTTCTGCAGCCGCTGCATCTGAATTAAATACAGTGCCTGCTTTTAAGGATTCAAAAGATGCATCGTGAATACTGTTTTGTATTTCCTGTGCTTTTTTAGCTTCTTCACAGAGAGAATTAATGTGCTTTTGAGCATATAACTCACTAAGACGCTGTTTATCTCTTTCGTAGTTTTCATTGGCAGACTTAGACTTTTCAAGTTCAGCTGTTTCTTCCTTATACCAACGGTCTACAAGCTGAGATTTGGTATTAAAAGTACGTACCCATTCGTCTTCAATCGTTTTAGATGTACTGGCAGCTTTATCTGAAAGATTATCTTCTCTTGAATCTGTGCCTCTTCCTCCGCCGGAATCAACGGAACCGACTGACGGAATTTCGCCGCTACCACTGCCTTTAAAATTGCTGAAATCCGGCATTTTCCATTCTTTTTTTGGTGTGCTTACTGCACTTTTACTTCCATCTTCTTCATTTTCTCTGCCAACACTATTTAGAGCTGCATTGGTTTCAAATATTTTAGAAATAAGACCGGATAGCCAGCTGACTGCATTCGAAACAAAATTAGAAATAGTGGATAGACCACTTGATGCCCAGGCGGGTAAAACACTATCCGCCATATTTCCTAAAACAGATGCTATGGCATTTAAGGCTGAGCCGATGGCATTCACCATCCATTCAAAAACACTGCAAATGCCTTCAATTACGCTGCTTACCGCAGTAAAGAGAAGTGCTGCCCCATTAATCAAACAGCCAAAATATAAAAGAACTCCTTCAATAACAACTGCTACTATTGCACCAAAAGCTACAAATAGCGGTTTTAGAGCATTTAAAACACTGCTTAGCAAACTTCCTACAGCAGAAAAAGCTGACTGCAAAGCACTTCCTGCTTTAGTTAAAAGCTCCGTCTTTACACTCATGAGTCCAAATACATCGGCTGCACTCATGCCGCTTGACCACAAGGCATATAAACCTGAAGCAATTACGGTAATTGCTGCTATAAAAGGAGCCGCAGCTGTTACTGCAGCACCGATTCCTGCTACAAAAGGTGCTGCCATCGCAAGTGCCGCAGCTCCGGCGGCATACATGGCAGGAATCGCTACTGCGGTTAAAGCTGTACCAAAGGCCACAATTGCCACTTGTACTTCCGGTGGTATACAGTTCATAATAGCTTCTCTGATGCCTCCATTTTGCAGGTTTTCTGCAAAGCGGCTCAGCCACTCACCAATAGAGCTGAACAGTTCAGGCAAATTAAGTGCTTCGGCTATAGCAAGACCAGTCTGCGAAGCGACCTGCCCTAAGCCATCCATAAGGTTAGACCAAGTGCCTAGTATAGTACCGCTTTGCTGCTCCATCATGCCGCCATAACGGCCTTCCATGCCTCCGACAAGTGCATCCAGTGCCATTTGGCTGTCCACCATACTCTTAGTAACCATATCCTGTGCAGTTGCCACATCTGTACCAAGCTTATCCGCCAAAAGCTGCCAGGCAGGAATACCAAGTTCTGTAATCTGCATCATTTCCTGGCTGGCAAGTTTTCCCTTAGCAGCAATCTGACCTAAAGCAATGGTCAGGCGATTAACACCGTCCTGCCCTGCACCAACTCCTGCGGCTGCATCACCTACGGCAGTCAGAGTTGGAATAATCTGTTCTGCCGTAAAGCCAAAAGCCAGAAACTTCTGACTTGCTTTTGTAACATCGTTAAATTCAAAAGGTGTATGTGCCGCAAAGCTCTGCAGTTCTTTTACAAAGGCACCTGCACGTTCAGCACTGCCCAGCATATTAGTCATGGCAACCTGAACGTTTTGGAGTTCACCACCTGCTTTAACAGCATATACACCTAAAGCACTCAAAGCTGCACCAAGGCCTTCTAAAACAGTAACCGCCTTACCGGATAAATTCATGCCTTCAGAGCCAAAAGCGGATTTAAGCTGTCTTTTTGTTGCTGCTATCTCTTTTCTTAAATCAGAAGAATCTGCCCCTATTTTTACTAATAACTCTGCTACCGTTGACACTCGTCCGCCTCCTTCCTTTTAGCATAAAACTCCCTAAAGAAGTTATCCCGTTCTAATTCTTTCTCACCTGTTGTTTTCTTAGGCAAAAATGGTTTCATAAGCTTTTCCGGGGTTATTCCCTTAGTCTGCGTGGCCATAAGATTTGCCGTAAAGTATGAAGCTGTCCAAAGATTGGTCATTCTTCTTTTTTCATACCCTTCAGCTAGTTTCACTAGTTCCATCGGTGTAAGTTCATAAAATTCCTTTGGCTTTAAGGCGAGAGGTCCATAAGCCACACTCTCTGCCCACTTCAGCCACGCAAAAAAAGAAGGGACTATCTGCCCTTCCTTGCGTTTTTTCTTTCTGCTGTTAATTCCTCACTTGCCGAATCCGTCATTTCTTCCGGAAACAGTTTGTAATATACGGCCTTACCTAAAATGCCGGACCCTGCAATACATTTAACCACGGGAATCTGAATATCTGTTTCAAGTTCTATGCCCTCCTCCACTAATTCCTGCATTTTCTCGGCATACCACTGCGGTGTACGCATTTTATGATGACGAAGTGCCACACTTAAAATGATAGTGAGCATTCCTAAATCAAGACTTTGGTTTTTGATGATGTCCCCGGCAGGCTTTCCCGTCATGCGTTCAATATCTATAAGCCTGCCGATATTTAAAAACATATACTCATTTTCGCCAAACAACGGAAACTCAACCTTCTTCATTTACCGTACCTCCAGTTTTTAGATCAGATAATGGACCAGCCCCGGAAAGCGTTCCTTTTAAGGTAGCTACATCATCGTGGGGCGTAGAAAGACTGCACTCTGTTAAAGAGGCCCACCCCATCAGATAGCTTTGATCTGGATATTCAAACTTAATATTTACCTGCTTATTATTTAAAAAAGCAGCTTCAAGAAATTTTGCTCCGGTATCTCCGGCAAGATAAACACTTTCTAAGTCAATAGACCAGCTTCTAAGTCCAGGAAGCGTTGCTTTCCAGCCACCGCTTGTTTTATCCGAAGCATCTATTTCATCTGCCTTGCGGGATAAATCACCGCTTCTCTGACCACCTACTAAGGTCCAGGTAGGTGCTGCTTCTGTAGTTCCTGTATTTACATACAAAAGATAATCTTTACCTGCCGTTGCCTTACTGGTACTGACAGGCTCAGCAAATACTGTATATGCCATTAATCTTCACTCCTTCTCATGTTCTGTACTAATACTACTAAACTGATCACTCCATTGTAGCCTGTTTCTTCCTCCGGATAAGCCTCAAAGAAATCCACCTGCTGCCGAATGGCTGTAAATTCATCTTCACTTAAATCTATCTGCTTGGTCTGCAAAAGGCTAATTACCCGGTTAGCAATACTGTTTATTTCAAACTTGCCTTTATAGGTAGACCAGATATTAAGCTGCACCGTTACTTCCACTATATCCTCGTACTTTGTGCCTGCCTCTTTACAATTAAATGCACCAAGCGTCATAAAAGGCGGTTTTGCCGTTTCCGGCACATAATCATAAACAGGCACTTTTTCATGTGCTCTTAGATACGCAATAAGAGCTTTCTGCAGTGCATTTAATGGTATACGTTTCACTTATTAAGCACCTTCTTCATACTGGACACTATCTTAGGTTCTTCTGCTTCAAAGCTTGGCTCGATAAAAGGCCTGCCTTTTCTGGCTGGTATTTTGGCACTTTTTCTAAGCACCAACGCACTGCCCCCAGGGATTGTTAAAGCTTTTTTATTCTTTGCCCTTAGCGTATAACTTTTAGATCCAAACTCCACAATATGAGCATAGGGTGTTTTTGCTCTGACCATGCCCTCCGGCTTTCTTCTGTCAAAGCCGGTTTTAATAGATTTTTTTAGTTTACCACTGCGCTGAGCGACTCTTTGCTTTGCACCTCTCGCCACTGCTTTTGTGCCGTTTTGCAATGCATTTTCTACAGCAAGGCGAGTTTTCCCATCCCAAGCAGAAATACTCCCCAAAGCCTTTGTTAAATCATTACTTGTTACTTTCGCATAAAACTTCATTACACACCTTTTTCATATTCAACAATTTCTATATAGGTGCTGTCTTTATAGAACCTAGTCACAGATACAATCTCATATTCCTTGCCCTGCCACAAAAGATGCCAGCCTTTTTGAATTTCACTATATGTGCGTGTTATTAAAGTAACGCTGTTTATGGCACTAGGAGAATCAAATGCCTTCTTTTCTGCATATCGATTATTTTTCACCTCTGCCCACAACGCTATTTCTTTCTCATATTCAGTACTATAACCACCGTAACCATCACTGGTAAGCAGCGGCTTTAAAACCTCAATACGTTGGTTCAATTTAGCAATCCGCACTAAAATCCATCCCTTCTGTCACCAAAAAGCAGCGAACGCAAAGTCAGCATCAGCTGCTTATAGTCCGCTTCTTCCCGATGTTCATAAAAGTAGGCGGCAGTATACAGGATTGCCATTTTGCAGTTTTTGGACTTTATAAGAGTTTCTTCATCTCCCCTTACTATATCCATACACAGCTTTTCAGCTGATTCCAGAAGCTGAGTAATGAGTGCGTCCTCATCACCGGAATCAACTCTCAGGTACATTTTCATTTCATCAAGATTCACAACCATTGTATACACCACCTGCTTTTACTTATTTAAGCATTTAGCTGCATAATCTGCACGGCTTCGCCAAGTACCAGCTTACCGTCCACACGCTCCTTTGCTACATAGGCAATCATGCCATTGCCGGCAAACAGCTCTCTTAACTCCGCAATAGAACGAGTTCCACGATCACCGATGTTATAGTAGCTCATATCCCCAAAAGCAATAGCGGCAGCAGGTGCATAGGCAGAAGTAAATATGCTGTATCCCAAAAGCTTATCCGGCTCGCCTGCCTGATAAGAAGGCTGCCACATATAATTACCGTTGTTATCTTTCAGCTTACGCAAGGAAAGCAAAGTACGGTCATTCATAATAAACTTGGCATTCTTACGATAGGGACGTTTTAAAGCATAAATCAAATCCAGTACATCATCGGACTTAATTGCCGCTGTCAAAGTTTGAGCAACCGTACCACCGCCGCTTTCTGCAAAAAGTCCTAATGGCTTGCCGGTTCCGTCACCATTTAAAAAGGCATCTTCTTCCGCATTGGCCATCGCTCTGCCAAACTGGTCAATGATATATCCTTCAAGGTTAAAGGCATTGTCGTAGAGCAATTCTTCCGTGATTTTAATGGCCACATGAAGTTTGTGTGCATCGAGCAACGTCTGTGCAAATTTAGCATCTCCAAAGGTTAATGCCCCACCCTCTTCAATCCATGCTGCCGCAGGTTTCGCAGCCGCAATGTTAATCTTGTGCTGACCACTGGTAGTGATTTTAGTCCCCAGCTTACGCATAATATTTTCTTCTTCCAAGGTGTCAATGATACGTTTATCGTATTCCTCCGGCACTAAATAACCGCCGTCTGCATCCACCCCTTCCTGCAAAAGGTTGGTTACCTGCTTAAAATTACTGCGCATTGCTTTGATTAAATCCTTGGCATAACCATTTCTTGCACGGACAGGTTTGAGTTTTTCTTCCTGACCACCAAATCCCGGTTTACCTGTAATAGGTACATTCACTGCTTTAGCAAGCTCTTTATCCAAAAGCTCCTGCTTTTCTAGGCGCTTAATTTCTTTGCCCAAACCATCAATATCCGCCATCATATTGTTATAGGTATTTTCATCCTCAGCAGTAATCGTCCCTTTATCAGTGCGGTGACTTTCCAAAAAGGACTTGGTGGTTTCCCATGCTTTAGCTCGTTTTTCTCTTAATTCGTTAATATTCATACTGTTAATTCCTCCCTTAAATGTGGTTTTTTAATAAGTTTAATTCTTTCAGGCATTCCTCTGCCAACCGCTCCTTAATTTGCGGTTTTAGTGCTTTAATAGTGCATTTAGCCGCAAGCTTGTCCCGTAGTGAATTTGTTACTGCCACGGCAGAACACATCATAGAAACAGCCGGCTGCTCCAGATCCGCTTCGTCTGTTCGCTTTAAAATTCCGTCTGCAAAGCCAAGTTCAATCGCCTTATTAGCATTCATCCAGCTTTCCGCATCCATCAGATGCGCAAGCTTAACTCTCGGCAGACCGGTTTTAATTTCATAGGCATTGATAATAGATTCTTTAACCTCTGAAAGCATAGCAATGGCCTTTTGAAACTCAGCCTTATCGCCAAAAGCAATGGTAGCCGGATTATGAATCATAAGCATGGATACCGGACTTACTAACACCTTAGAACCTGCCATGGCAATAACAGATGCCGCACTGGCTGCTAAGCCGTCAATTTTAACGGTAACCTGCCCTTTATACTCCATCAGCATATTGTAGATTTGGGCTGCCGCAATACAATCACCGCCCGGACTATTAATCCAGATGGTAATATCACCGCTGTCAGCTAACAGTTCTTCCTTAAAAATCTTCGGAGTGACATCATCATCAAACCAGCTTTCTTCAGCTATTGTTCCGTTCAAAAACAGAATTCTTTCCTGTTTTTCACTAGTTTCGTCTTGGTTCTGCACTATTTTGTTTTTCCAGTTCCAAAATTTCTTCATGTGTACCTTCCTCCTTCCCCTTAGTATCCACTTTAGCCGCAAAAATTCCTGCATCTGCAAGTTTGGTCATATTCCCGTTAATTAAATACAAATCACCGCCTTCAGCAGCAGAAATACGGTCTAAATTCTCTAATTGACGGATGTCATTGGCACTCATCCAGCCATTCTGTCTGGCAGTGGCATAGCCATTCATGCGGCTTTCGTAATCGCCCCTTAAAAGACCATCCACATTAAATTTAATGAAATACTGCTCCTTCTCCGATTTAGATAAAAGAGACCGCACCATTGCCTGCTCCCATCTGACAAGCCAAGGCTCTAATGTATATTTAACAAATTCCAAACTCTGCTGCTCTATATTAGAAAAGCTCGATTTTTCAAGATCACCAACCATATGCGGCGGTACCCTAAAAATTCGAGCTATCTCATTGATTTGAAATTTTCTTGTTTCTAAAAACTGTGCCTGTTCCGGCGATATGCCGATAGGTGTATACTTCATGCCCTCTTCTAAAACTGCTATACGGTGAGCATTGCCGCTTCCTTGATAGACTGCATTCCAGCTTTCTCTTACTCTGGCAGGGTCTTTAACAATACCCGGATGCTCTAAAATTCCTCCCGGTGTCGCACCGTTAGCAAAGAACTTAGCACCATATTCCTCGCAGGCAATTGCCATGCCCACTGCGTTCTTGGCCATGGCAATAGGCGAATAGCCAACCAGTCCATCAAAACCAAGTCCCGGAATGTGCAGCACTTCGCTAGGTGAAAGCATAACTTCATTCGTGTTAGCTCTATGGGCATCTTCTAAACTGCGTAAATACTTATAGTAAAGGTTTCCGTTATCATCTCTATGAACGCTCATCCGGTTTGGCAGTAAAGGATAGATGGCAATGACCTCACCCTTGCCGTTCCTGATAATCTGCGCATAAGCATTGCCCCAAAGAAGCAGGTGCGTCATAAGAGTTTCCCTAAATACAAAAGATGTCATTTCCGGATTTGGCTCGTCATGCAAAAGGAAATACAGCTTATTATTAAGTGCCTTGTCTTTTCCTCCACTGTCCGTATACTTGTATAAATGAAGCGGCAAACCTGCTACGGCTTCCGCAAGTACTCTGACGCAGGAATAAACTGCTGTCATCTGCATGGAAGAACGCTCCGTTACCGTTTTTCCGGCTGTACTTCCTCCAAATAAAAAATTATAGGCACTCCCTACAGTTACATTTTTAGGCTTATCCCTAGATTTAAATAATTTTACAAAGCTTTTAAAAATTTCAATCACCTCTTGATTGTTGACATAAAAAAAGCACTCGTGCAATTTTCCACAAGTGCTTTTGAATTTCTAAATTTCTTTTCTAAAGCTCAGTTGCTATTATATCCCCATTTTTTTGATAAGAGTGTTTCTTTCCACCAATTTTCACGTTCAAAAACATAATTATCATCCATACGAGCATTATAATTTTCGAGTATGGAATACTGAAAATACTTCTGGACATAATCTATACCTTCTGCTTGCACTAACTCAACTAACTCTTTGTTACCTCCATGCCCATTAGCTACATAGTCAGACCACCTTTGTAATAACATACCCCACTGTGCAGTGGCTGAACCAACATATAATTTACCAGTTTTCTTATCAGTAATAAGATATACGGCTTTTTGATTTGCAAGAGCTGGAATCCACCCAGGTAGTTTTCGATTAATTATATTCTTTAATTGCCTGTATGATAGCCTTACATTTTCATATCCGGGAAAATCTTCTCCTGTAAATTTATCATTTAAAATTTCTATAACTTCCAGTTCATCAGCAATACTCGTAAACTTTTTTCCCATCCCTAAAGCTGAGTTATGGTATTTAACCTTAACTCTCCCAAAATATTTACTATATTTATTTTCAACATCAGCTAGATAGCCAATGCCATCCGTAACATCCAATAATTTAGTAATTGTTTTTATGCTCGTCAAAAGCCAAACATCTCCATATAAACGCACCAAGCAAATAGCTAATGTTCCTACATGAGGAAAATATCTTCTTTCTTTATGCCATAAAAACCAGTCAACATTTATCTTATCAGGGTTGTCTTTATAAAGTTCCAATGGGTCATTATCTTCTGTTGGGATATTAAACTTTATTCTCGTTTTATCCTGGGTTTTCTCATCCAAATGCAACAAATCATTAAGCAATATTTTCTGCATATATTTGCCACCCCAATCATCACAATTTGACTATATTATACCACGCAACCTATACGAACAAAATCCCTCTCTCGTCATAAACGGATGCCCCGTTATCATTTCCACAGCGAATTGCCCTGTCTAATGCCATTATTGTGGCTATTGCACCGTCAATCTTCTCTGTGGATTTTTCTTTATCTGCCTTGATGTTTCCGGCAGGATCTGTACGAATAAAAATATTATCCATCATCCACCTTAGAACCGGATGCCCGCTATGTGCTAATCTCTGCTCCAGTGTCAGCTTCATAAGTTCTTTGGTCGGAGGACTCATATCTTTGAATCCCTGTCCAAATGGAACTACCGTATATCCCATGCCTTCCAAATTCTGCACCATCTGCACTGCGCCCCATCTGTCAAATGCTATCTCACGAATATTGAACCGTTCACCTAACTTTTCTATAAACTGTTCAATATAGCCGTAATGCACCACATTTCCTTCCGTGGTTTGCAAATATCCCTGCCGTTCCCATATATCATAAGGGACGTGGTCACGTTTTACTCTTAAATCCAAGGTTTCTTCCGGCAGCCAGAAATATGGAAGAATGCTGTATTTATCCTCCTCATCTTCAGGCGGAAACACCAGTACAAAAGCTGTAATATCCGTAGTGCTGGATAGGTCAAGGCCACCATAGCAAACACGTCCCTCCAAATCCTCTTCATTTACAACAAATGAACATTTATCCCACTTATCCATGGGCATCCAGCGTATTGCCTGCTTAACCCACTGATTAAGACGAAGCTGACGAAAAGCATTTTCTTCTCCGGGATTTTGCCTAGCAGATTCACAAGCTGCTTTAACCTTATCAATACCAACCGTAATGTCTAAAGATGGATTTGCCTTCTTCCACACCTTGGGGTCAGTCCAGTCATCGGTTTCCTTAGCACCATATATTACCGGATAAAAAGTGCTGTCATGCTTGCGTCCCTCCAAAATATCCATCGCTTTCTGATGCGTTTCATAACAGATAGAATGTGTATCTGTTCCGGCCGTTGTAATAAGAAAATATAATGGCTGCATACGTGCATCACCGGAGCCTTTGGTCATAACATCAAATAGTTTTCGATTAGGCTGAGTATGGAGTTCATCAAAAACAACACCATGAATATTAAAGCCGTGCTTGGAATAGGCTTCTGCTGACAACACCTGATAAAAACTGTTTGTCGGTTGATACATTATTCTTTTTTGTGATGCAAGTATCTTTACTCTTTTATTTAGCGCAGGACACATACGCACCATATCGGCAGCCACTTCAAAAACAATGGATGCTTGTTGGCGGTCAGCTGCACAACCATATACTTCAGCACGCTCCTCGCCATCACCGCAAGTAAGAAGCAATGCCACCGCAGCTGCAAGTTCACTCTTACCCTGTTTCTTGGGAATTTCTATATAAGCGGTATTAAACTGTCGATATCCGTTAGCCTTAAGCGTACCAAAAATATCACGGATAATCTGCTCCTGCCAGTCTATCAGTTCAAAAGGCTTGCCTGCCCAAGTACCCTTAGTATGACTAAGACACTCAATAAAATTCACAGCATAATCAGCTGCGTCTTTATCATACACCGAGCCTTTAGTTTTAAATTTAGTAGCTTTATACCTCTTCAACTTTCGCAATATACCACCTCCAATTCGGGCATAAAAATTGACCTGCCATAAGCACGCCTCGCTAACAAGATACAGAGCCATGCGGCTCCGTTCTTGGATTTTTCAGTTGTTTTTTCGCTTAGAAAAGTTCTTCAATTTTTTCGAGTTCAGTTTTTAACCTAACTACATCCTGCGCAATGCAAGTTCTGCGAAAACTATTTTTGCAATGTTTGCCCTCGTGGGTAAGTTTCTCGATTTCAGCTCTGCGTTTTGTAATTACCTCAATTCCATTGCCTTCTTCTGCATCCTTGTAATCTCTTTCAAATCTTGTCATTTTCGTATCCTCCGTCCATATGGTTTTCCCTTTCGGTATGTACATATTCGCTCTAAGTGTGTGTAATAGCAAGTCAATAGCGGTAAGTATACAATATTTCTCTACTCTTCTCCAGTTAAGATAAATCTAACGTATTCTTTGCGGTGTTCCTCTATAAAGACTACTAAGTCGTAGTAACCAATTTCGTTTGCAATGTACTGAACCATATTGATGTCAAACATATTAGTTCGTCCCGTATCCCTAATGGCAATAATTTGGCGTTTAATTACCGGTTTCATCATTTTGACACCTTCTTTACCAAATCTTCACCATAAATCACATTAAGACTGCTTCCGTTATCCCAATTTACTAAAATACTGCCAGTATCATCCACGCCGGTTACCGTCCCTTCTGTGCCAAGTGGCGGAGCCTGGGCATCGTCCATCTTTAAAAGCTCCACCCTTGTTCCATTGGGATACTGTTTACGCATAAGCTCCACAATTTTCTTACTCGGAAATCTCATTCTCATCTGCCTCCTTTTTCAGCCCGCTTTTAAATGCACTGCTGCCAGTCAGATTCTTCAGCAGAATTTTTCGGTCTGCCTTGTACTCGGCACCCACAAACCCCAACCGGAGGAGCAGGCATCGGAATGCGTACTTTTCATTCTCCACCGCTTTTTCCATGTTGGAGATACGTTTCCGCTCTCGGCTCATTTTGCACAGGGCGGCAATAAAATCCGTGTAGGCTTTGGCAGTATCGGTATCCAAGCCATCTGTAAACCATGGAAAGGAAATCTGCTCCTGCGTGATTTTAATTGGCAACTCACTGATTCCCAGTGCCTTTTTTATTAGCCGTCCCTTAGCTTCTAAGAGGTTGGTGAGGTTGCCAACCAGTACCTTGTCCAACGGCATGGCCACTGTAAGTCCCACAATTTCATTCTGTGGCTCTGTTTCCGGTAATTGGTAGACAGGTTGGCAGTCCGTCAAAGGCTCCTCACAACCCATTTTTGGCTTAGTTTTATCATTTTCATAACTTTCACAATGAAAACCTCTCTGATCAAGTTTCTCTAGCACACATTCTATTTCCTCACTGTTCGCCATATCATCAAAGGTAAGATTTCCCTCACGGGTCACGGTAAAATAATCCACCCTATATGCGTAGGTGGGGGTTCTCATGTAAACTGCCTTTGCGCCTGTGATTTCTTCCAAAGCCTTTACAAATGGTTTTCTGTCGGTAAGATTGTAAATAACTTTCATAATGTAGTTCCTCCTTTTGTTTTGGTACTACATATATCACTCTAAAGGCACATAATAGCAAGCAAATAATGTGAAAGATATTGTACACTTAGTCGTTTTCATCCAACTCTTTATATGGCAAGGTCCTGCCGTCACGGAATACGGATACAGTATCTGCAGAGCCGACCTGCTCAATGTAGCGTTTTACGATAACATCGCAGTATTTCTCGTCCATTTCAATCGTGTGGCAGATTCTGCCCAGCTGTTCGCAGGCAATCAGGGTACTGCCGCTGCCACCAAAGGGATCAAGAATAATACAGTTGCTCATGCTGGAATTCTTAATCGGATAGGCAATCAGCGGAATCGGCTTCATGGTCGGATGGTCACCGTTTTTCTTCGGCTTATCAAACTCCCATATGGTAGTCTGCTTTCTGTCGGAGTACCATTGATGCTTGCCTTTCTTTTTCCAACCGTAAAGGCATGGCTCATGCTGCCACTGATATGGACTCCTACCAAGCACTAGGCTCTGTTTTTTCCAGATACAAGTTCCCGACAAGTAAAAGCCTGCTTCCGAGAATGACTTTCTAAAATTTAAGCCTTCGGTATCTGCATGGAACACGTAAATGCTGCCATCTTCTGCCATTACCCTTTCCATGTTTGTAAAAGCATCTAACAGGAACTGGTAAAACTTATCATTCTCCATATTGTCGTTTTTAATCTTTCCTGCACCGCCTTCATAGTTAACGTTGTAAGGCGGATCCGTTACAACAAGATTAGCTTTCTTCCCATCCATAAGAGTTACATAGGTTTCCTCCTTGGTGCTGTCCCCACAGACTAGGCGATGCTTTCCAAGCAACCATACATCACCGTCTTTAGAAACCGGCGGCTTTTTAAGCTCCCCGTCCACATCAAAATCGTCCTCCTGCGTATCACCATCATCTCCTGCAAACAGTTCAGCTATGTCTTTTTCGTCAAATCCTGTTAAGGCAACATCAAAATCTGCACCTTGCAGGCTCTCTATCTCCACTCTGAGCAGTTCTTCATCCCATCCTGCATCCATGGCCATACGGTTGTCCGCCAAAATATAGGCTTTCTTTTGAGCCGGAGTAAGATAGTCCACAAATACGCAGGGTACTTCTTTTATGCCTTCCTCCTTGGCTGCTAAAATTCGTCCATGACCAGCTATCACGTTATGTTCCCGGTCGATAATGACAGGATTAATAAAGCCAAATTCCCTTAACGATGAACGTAGTTTCAGAATCTGTTGTGGATTATGCGTTCTAGCGTTGTTAACATAAGGTACTAATTTTTCTATAGTTACTAACTGCATTTCCGTTGTTGTTTTTTCCATTAAGCACTGTTCCTTCCAAAATCTTGCTAAGGACCTTTTCAGCACCCTTGATATTGTCAGCGAGAGCCTGTCCCTTTAAAGTTCTGACCTGCTGTTTAGTAAGCTTTGGTCTATAAAATTTCAGTTTATGTAAAAAAGCCGTAAGCTCCATCATCATTTTCTCCTTGCCCGCAAAAGCAGCTCCATGGTATCTGTCGTGCTATCCTCAAAAACCTCTGTGCAGTTTTGCTTAACAATGTCGTAAATTTCATACCAGATAAGATTGGCACTTTTCTGGTATTGCTGTGACATCTGCACAAATGGCGAGGTCATAACCCCGCCAGTCGTTGGATGTTTCCCCAATAAACCATATGTACTTGTTGCCTCTTCGCATTGAATATATCTTGCCATAGCCTGTGAATAGGTTTCTATAAGCCGTGGATTTACTAATCTTTCACAGTTGCGCTCTTTCAGCCACAGCCAGGTTTCTTTGTATATTTCATCAGCGCCTAAGGGAACTCCATTTTTCTGCCTAGCCGATAAATAGTCACTTGGCTTTGGCATATCCATTCCCTCTAAGACCGCTCCTTCCGGTAAATCTACTGCCTCTAATTCCGCTGTTTTAAGTACAGGAATATCATTGGCTAGAACCTTGACTGTTTTCCCATTTTGTATTTTCTCTGCGGCTGCAGTCGGCTTATCACCTGCTCTGACTCTTCTGCCACCACGGTTCGTACCGTCCCTTGCCATTATTCACACTCCTCAATCTATATCTTAGGGTTAATCCCCTGTTTGAACTGCTCTTTTTGTGCGTGAAGCCCCCCGCCCGTTCCTCCCGTACAGGGGCTTTAGGATTTGACATCCCCCTCCCTGCACCTTCATCAGTGCCAACGGTCACCATTTTGTGCATGAATCCTTGCATGGCATTCTTTACACAAAGCTATGAGGTTCTTCCTATCATGCGTTCCTCCTTGGGCTAACGGAAGTTTATGGTGTATCTCTTCCGTCTTAACGTACCTGCCCTGTGCTACGCACTGCTCACACAAGGGATGCCCGGCAGCATAGCTGTCCCGGATTCTCTTCCAGGCTCGTCCATATCTACGGTGTACAGCAGGGTTTCTGTCGTACTTCTCGTAGCGTTTGTTTTCTTCTTTCTGGTGTTTCTCACAAAACCGTCCATCCGTTAAGTCAGGACAGCCTGGATAAGAACACGGTCGTTTAGGTTTTCTTGGCATCTTCTCACCTCATTTTAGGCATAATAAAAGCCCTGCAGGTCGGTGTGACCCACAAGGCTCTCTACGATTTTACCCGTTTATATTTTTTTGCTTTTCGCTATTATAATAATATCACAGGTGCTTACTCTCATTCTATCACATTAACTCTCATGTTCCGGTGGCAAGATAATTTCTTTCAGTGCCGCACTATGCATTCGGTGTATGTGCTGCATAGAATAATTCATATCCACGGCAATCTGCTCCCATGAGATAAAGCACAGATATCGTTTTTCTAACAGCGTCTGGTATTCCACATTTGGCACGGCTTTTATAACACCCATGATTTCTCGCTTTAGTTCTACAATCGCATTGATGTCCATATTTATTTCTTCCTGCAAAGAAACAATTTTAATTACGGCATCTGCCATCTTGGAACCGCCACGGTTTGGATTTCTCGGCATATCACTGATTACAGCGGAACAGCTTGTAGCTAAATCATTTAAAGATTCCACCTGCTGAACCTTCGAGTGAATACGCTCATCCAGATATCGTGCCTGCAATAAGTATTCTTTTTCTGTCATATCCTTACCTCCGAAATTTTGTATTCCACTCGGATTGGCTTGGATTGTCATAGGTTGACTCTGATTTTCATAGATTGGCTTTTACGGCATCAATCAAGGCGGATTGGGAGGTATCCTTGGTTTTCAGTGCCTTGATGATTCTCTCGTCAATGGTGTCTTTTGCTATGATGTGGGTAATGACCACGGTTTCTGCGGACTGACCCTGCCGCCAAAGTCTGGCATTGGTCTGCTGATATAATTCTAGTGACCATGTGATGCCGAACCATACCAAGGCAGAACCACCCTGCTGTAGGTTCAGGCCGTGTCCTGCCGATGCCGGATGTATTACGGCAATTGGGATACTGCCGTGATTCCAGTCGGCTATATCCTTTGCGGTCTTGATTTCTCTCACATCAAAGCGTTTTTTGATACGCTCCAAATCGTGACGAAACCAATATGCCACAAGGACAGGCTTTCCGTTTGCCGATTCGATGATATCCTCCAGTGCATCCAGCTTTCTCTGGTGTATCTCCAGAACGCTCTCATCATCAGAATAGACTGCTCCGTTTGCCATCTGGGACAGCTTGCCTGTTAGCGATGCGGCATTGGCGGCTGTTATCTCTCCATCCGGCAGCTGAAGAATGAGGTCTTTTTTCAGTTCCTCGTATTTCTTCTTTTCCGCTTCCGACAATTCCACCGCCAGCTGTGTGCTGATCAGTTCCGGCATTTTCAGATGGTCGGTAGATTTCATGGAAATCGTAATATCCGAAATCTTATCATAAATCTGCTGTTCGGCATTGGGCAGTGGCTTATAGCTGTAAACAATCTGACCATTACGCTTGTCCGGGGAGAAGTAGGCGGTTTGGTACTGACCGATGAACCTGCCAAGCCTTGCTCCCATATCCAGCAGTTTGAACTCTGCGAATAAATCCATCAGACCGTTACTGGAAGGAGTGCCTGTCAGACCTACCACTCTTTTTACCTTCGGTCTTGCCTTCATCAGTGCCTTGAACCGCTTGGACTGATAATTCTTGAAGGAGGACAGCTCATCCACAACCACCATATCAAAGTCAAAGGAAACCCCGCTTTTCTCAATCAGCCACTGCACATTTTCACGGTTGATGATGTAAATATCCGCCTGTGCTTTCAGTGCCGCCAGCCGTTCCGACTCCGAACCCACCGCCACCGAATACTGCAAGAGGTGCAGATGCTCCCAATGCTGTATCTCATTCGCCCAAACATTACCTACTCTCAAAGGGCATATTACCAAAACACGATGCACCTCAAAATAGTCAAACATCAAATCATTTATAGCAGTAAGTGATGTTACAGTTTTCCCAAGTCCACAATCTAACAGGACTGCCGCTACAGGATGTTCAATAATAAAATTGACACTATATTGCTGATACTCATGCAAATCATTCTTTTTTAACAAATCTGCCATGACAGTCCCTCTCTTTCTGTGAAGCGTGTATTTTCATATGCTCTGAAGCTGTAACAACTTTTAAATTGGCAAAATCATTATTTAGATGATTGCCGTCAATATGATGAACATCCTCATTCTCTTGAAGTTTTCGTCCAATCTTCATTTCTGCAAGCCTGCGATACAGTTTTTCTCCTGATATCATTTGATTATCTGCACCAGCTTTTTCAAAATTGACGTAGTCGATATAGCACCCATAATCACAAAAATTATGCTTGTTTCTTGCAACATCAGAACGCTTTTTGTAAATTGGATTGCCACACCAATCGCATGATACATATATTTTTTTCACTTTGAATTCATAGCTGCATTCTGGGCAACAGAAGAAATGTTCGTTTCTCTTTTTATGGTTACCTCTGTATTCAAAAATTTTCCCACAGTTATCACACGTTCGCAGACTCTTCAATCGAAAACGTTCTGCGTTTGCTTTTCCTAAACACGCTCTGCAGCAATATTTTTTTTCATGAATGTGATTATGGTTTCTCTCAAATTCTTTTCCACACCAGTCACATTGAATTTTCAATTTCATCAAGAACCCCTCCAATCTGCTCCTCACTGTCAAGAACATACACTCGAAATCCCAGACGGCTCAGCAGTCTGTGCCTTGCCAGCTGTAACGGTCTTGGCTTTTCTCCCGGTGCTTTGACTTCCACAAAGGCAAACTTACCATGCGGAATAAGCACCAAACGGTCCGGCATACCATCGAAGCCGGTAGAAGTGAACTTGGGACATATCCCGCCATTCTTTTTTACTGCCATTGCAAGTTTCTGTTCTATTATTTTTTCTCGCATACATTCTCCTTCTTTATGGACAAGTGGACAAAAAGGACAACTGGTTCTATATAATCCTTACGTGCGTATAGACATATGCCTATATTCATATTTCATATATTTTAATCTATATATAATACTTGTCCTACTTGTCCTAAAGTGTTATCAAAGCCTTATTTTAAGCCATTTTCAGATGGGACAACTTTTTCATAAATCCTCTGCCGGCCATATAGAACTATATTTTTTCGTTTGCCGCTTTTTTCCCACCCCTCGATCTTCATCATAATGGCCGCTATCGCATAGGATTCGGATGCTTTAATGGCAGACAAACTGCAGCCGAAACATTCGCACCAGATTTCCGCATTGCTTACCTGCGTTCTTTCCACAGTTCCAGTTTTCGTTCCGCCGAAATCATCGCCGCTCAAAAAGTTTTTTCGCTCAAACAGACTCATGGCATCCCAGTTATCCGGGAGCAGTGTATTCAGATAATTCTCTACCAGTCCCTGTCTTTCATCGGTTTCCATTGCCTGTCTCTGCTGCTTCTCCGCAATTACGGCTTCCTTGCCCTCAAGGAACAGGTTCTCGCCCTGCTTATACAAATACAGAGCTTCCGCCCAAATTTGCGATACCTCATCGGCTGTTAACTGCCATGATTTCTTAGGGGAGTCACCACATACATTCACCGGCCAAAAACGGCGGTTGCCCGTAATATCACGGAGGAATCCATTCTCCGCATTGGTAGAGCCAACCACGATACACTGTCTCGGATGGCTTTCCACCACTCTGCCATAGGACGGGCGGTAAATATCATCGATGCGGCTCAAGAAGGATTTGATGGTTTCGATATCCACCTTTTTCATTCCCGCCATTTCTCCCAGCTCAAGAATCAGAAATCCCTGCAGTTTCTCCGCACCTGCCTTGTCCTTCATGTCCGTAAGTGTCAGACTGTCAGAAAACCAACTGCCCGCCAGTTTGGAAAAGAAGGTGGATTTGCCGATGCCCTGTGCGCCCACCAAGATTAAGGCACTGTCAAACTTAACTCCCGGATGATAGGTTCTTGCCACAGCTGCAATCAGCGTTTTTCTCATAGCCGCTTTCGTATAGGAATTGTCCTCTGCACCGAAATAGTCAATCAGCAGATTTTCCACTCTCGTCACATGATCCCATTCCGGCAGCTTTTCAAAATACTCCCTTGCGGGATGGAAATGCCTGTCCTCTACAGTTTTCGTAAAAGCCACATCGTGATTGCGGGAAGAAAACGGAATATACCGAATATCAATGAGTGCTTTCATCTGTGCGGTATCGGCATCCCTCCAGAACCTGTTGTCCATAGGACGCTCCCACGGCACTGTGCCTATGATTTCAATTCGTCCCGCCATTTCGTTATATGCAATATTTGCAAAGTCAGGGTCATTATTTAGAATCAGCATCAGATTCCACACACTGTTTTCCAGCAGATTGCTTCTTGGCATATAGCGCAGTCTTGCTCTCCAGTCGGCTTCATCTGTAAAATCCTCATCAATCTGTGCCTGTCTTTCTTCCAGCGCACGGAGTTTGACCTTTTCCTGTTTCATGGCAAACTCGCACATTTTTTTCACAGATTTATTATCATCATCGCCAAACTTATGCAGGCGGACAAGGTCAAAGGCACTGCACAGCTTTCCTCCTGCTGGGTCAGTCGCATGATGGCTGTAAGTAAATTTGTCATCGTAAACCACAACACCCGCAGACCCTTCGCCCGAAAGATAATCATATCGTTCGGAACTGTCAGCTGTCGGTGCATAGACATCAGCCAAAAATTCATCAATAGCTGTGCTGATTGGGAAATACACACGATTGAATAATCCAATTACACCGTCCTTTTCCAGCGGGTCTTTCTGCTGCTGCGCTTTATGGTCTGCTGCCTTGCTTTCCTTCGGTGTGGTAGGAAGTAGAGAGCAGTCCCTCCAATTGGGATGCTTTTCAAAAATCTCATCCGGGTCAAGCCAGTCCCCATCAATCTCACCAAACAGATACTCCCCGTTGGAGGGACAGGTCGGCCAGTACATCAGCTGATGGGGAGAAAACGAACAGGGGTCAAGCATCGCAAGAAAGCCATTGTCCTGTGCATAATATCTCGCTGCCGCATTGAACTCATCGGGTGTCATATCACGGCTGACCGGGATAATCATTCTCGCTCTCGGCTTGTCCGCTGTATGGCTGTGAGTTGTATAGTAGCAGCCCTTATTGTCGATTTTGGCATTGATATCCTTTAGAAAATCCTGTTCAATACTGTCGAGGTCATATACCAGCATGGAACGGCAGACCACCTTGTTTGCCTGTCTGCGGTTGCCGCTTAAATGACCTGCCACAAACCCGCCCTTATCCTTGATATCATCACGCTGACCCTTCGGCAGCTTCGGATATTCCTCCGCCGTCTCTGATGTATAAATCGGATTGCGCAGCCGGTCACACAGTTCCTCAAATTTTATGGTTTTATTCGACCAGAACTTTGCAGTTCTGCTGTTGCCGTATGCAATATTCAAATTACGCATTTTTGCTGACCTCCCTCAAATCACTGCTGAAATATCTTAATCTGTAATTTTTCCTTTTGGCTCTCCTGATTTCAGCATCCATCCCGGCTGAGATAATTTCTCCGAAAACCCACACCTCACTGCAATGGCTCATCAGCACATTCCCAAAGTGCAGACCCCTTTCTCGTTCCGTTATATCGTTATCATCAAGGAACTGTGGAAACAGCAAATGCGGAGCAAGGGGAATGTATCCCTGCTCCACAGCAAAACGGCTGTACTTTCGTGCATTTGCAATGTTCCCGGCAACATCTCCCGAAAATGGGGAGCATACATACACGATTGGTCTGTATGCTCTTGCCGCCTTCGTCTGTGATTCGATATTGGATAGTGCATCATGGGTGGTTGGATCAGGATAACCTTCGCTGTTATACCTGCTAATCGACATCACTATCCTCCTGTTCCATTGTTGGCAAAATCCCATCTGCTTTTAATAATTCATAGACAAACAATCTGCCTTTTTGTGTCCAGTAAGTATGTGGCTTAGTATGAATCGTTCCGTCATTAGCAGAATAGCTATGTGTCTTGGTGTTTGTATAACCTTTTTCTGCGTATTTCTGATATAACAGCCAAATGTCACCCTGTTTAAACTGCACACCTTTTTCATGGAGATAACGGTTCATCCAAATAGCAGACTTTCCATAATCTTTCGCTACCGTAGAAGTGGAAATAAGGTCTTTGCAATTAAGTACTACATCATAATAGCTTGCCTTTGGCTTCATTTCCACAATCTGCTGTTTTTGGACGGCAGTAGTTTGTTCAAGCAGTCGGTTCTTTTCTCGCTCTTCCTTTAATGCAGTAAATGCTGCAATCGCAAGGTCAGGATTTGCAATTAGTTCATCTGTCGCATAGAGTCCGTGTTTACGAATAGCAGGGAGGACTTCACTAGTGACCCAGCGCTTAAACTTTTTAGCATTCGGCATTTTGCTTGAGAGGATGAGGCTGTAAAGACCAGATTCGTTGATGATAATTAAATCTTGTTTTCCGCCAAGGGTGTCACATTTCGTTACCTCCTTGTCCTCTTCGTCAACATGGTCAATTAATGCTTTTCGGGAATTTGAGTAACCAAGAATACCAGCTACATCCTTACCGACAAAATAAGGTTGGCCACCAATCGTTGTAGTACGTACAGAGCCGAACTCTGCTTTTTTGTAAACTTGTAATTCCATTCGAATTACCTCCTTATAATTTTTGGAGGTCTTGACCTCCTACCTAGTAGCCTTGGGAGAAGGTCAAATCTGACGGTTTTTATATTCTTGTTCTAATTTCTTTGTTGCTCGTTTTAACTTCTGAGTAATGTTATTTTCATCAGCACCTATGGATCTGGCATATTCACGGATTGACATACCGTCTATGCGAACTGCGATAAACATATCCGCCCAATCTTTCTTTTTACCAAGTGCCTTATGTATCCATTGGCAAATATCTTCATACTCGTAGAGGCGATTACGCTCAGCCTCCGGTGAATCATCAGCGATGGTATCCATTACATCCGTTTCATCTTCAGATTCATCATCCTTGCGATAAGGAGTCTTCGGATCGCCAAGATGCCTATGAAACCTCCGCCAGTTGTTGTATTCCTTACTGTTCATAAGGTCTAACATTTCCTGTACAGTCTCACAACGCTTTACTTCAGCCTTCTTTTCAGGCTTGGCCTCTGCAAGACGCTGTTCATAGTCGATATCCAGCATGATGCTGAAATCATTATCAGGGATTTCAATTGTGGTGTAGACCTTGTGTCCGTTTTTGATGTTTTCTTCATACAGAACTCGAATCTTCATTAAGTATTCCTTTCCGTCCCGGCATTGGGCGGCGGAATACAAAAAGAGCCTGTGGTGAAGATGGCCACAGACTCCGCTTGTCCTCAGAAAGGGCGCACGAAATCACGGTGGGTGCATCTTCATTCCAAACACAGTCTTTATCACTGTGTTCTGAACTCTTTATGCATCCCGCCGTCCTAATGCGCACTTGGACATTGAGATTTTATTTAGAAAGCATTATTGCTTATCTATAAACTAATGTAACACGGAATTTTTTTTGAAAATGGACATGTAATGTCCGGTCAAAATCTGTGAAAAATAAAAAACCGGAGTTATCTTTTTCAGCCTTTATGGCTTACTTAGATAACTCCGGCAATTAGTTCCACGATTGATTACGTGACAAGGTGCGGTAGTTTCTTTATTTTTTGATTTCTGGCCTTTGCCGTTTCTACCTGGTAAACAACATCCTCCCAGGGAATTTTTTCGTACTTGTTCTTATCCAACTTTTTTTCTAAGAAGACCTTGCCGTCTTCAATCACTACATCGCAAAATCGTGGGTGTACCAGCTTATCACTGTGCAGGTTTCTGATTGGAGTTTTTATCAATTTGGACTACCTCCCTCTTCATATTTTGAAATTATTTGAACTTATTTGCTGCCTTTAGCCATTTCTTAAGTGATTCATCATCGATGGTGTAATAGGTGTCGCCAAACAAGCCTATGTTTTCAATTACATTAACCTCTTCAGGAAGAGTGTGTCTTATTGCATTTAAACGCCTGGCAGTCAATCTGCCCCAATTATCCTTAAAGAAACGGTCAACCCACACTTCTGAGTGTACTCCATTGACAACGATACCTAATGTAATTCGTGATGGTTTGTATTCTGTTGCCCAGCCAAACCCAGTCGGATTAATATACCTGCCACTCTTATAATGATTTCTCTCGTACCCATTGTGTCCTCGGGTCCTGGCATATTCACCTGTTTCATAATGAAACGAACTAATTCTTGCTTCCATAAAAAAATCGCCTCCATACTGAATGTATCCGCGTGGCCACTTGGATTAACACCAGTATAAAGGCTAATTTTCATCCTGTCATTCAATGTGCAAATTTCAAAAAATCTGCACGATACTATTTTAATAATTCATGAATTGCTCTTCCGACAAATTTGTCTACAGCATCTTCTAGTTCATGATAATCATTGTCTGTATGTTTGCAATGTTCAACATACCTTTGTTGAATGTCCTGCAACAATTCACTCTTTTCATCTTCGTTTTTCTGTTCTTTTAATTCTGTTAAAAGGTTCTTATATCCCTCTAATTCCTTCTCACAACTACGAATGTTATTTTCAAGAATTTTAATTTTTTCGGCAATCGATTTCTCTTGTGGTTCACAAAAGTTCCCTTCAGATATCTGTGTTGCTATATCTTTCCACTCTGCATTTTTATTTCTTGTATGTTCCAAAACATACTGATTATTTTTTAGCAAATTCTTATTTGCAGAATAATTAACCTCTAGTTGATAATACAATTCTCTTTTCATAGTAGGGGATGCTTGATTAGGATTACCACACGCAGCCCACCTCATAAAATCATTATCCTCAAATATATATTCCTTAAAATTGGAATCTCTGACCTCTTTAGACTTTGGCAGATACCAGCGAATCATTTCAGCAATAAGCCTATCGATGCTTATGTTATTTTGGTGCAATTTTTTATTTATTTCTTTGCGATAGTCATCATCTAGTATGCCTTGTCTTTGCAGTTCTTCGATATTAGAATCATAAGCCAAAGACATTACAGATTCACCTCTAAAGAGATAATAATTCATAGAATCAAATTGCTTAGTAAATTGTTTTAATGATTCGCCTACATCCTGTCTTTTAAGTGTAATAAGATTTACTAGAAATCGGGTCATTTGTTTTACAAACGGCTCCGTCCAATCGGTTACATTTTGAGCAACAAGATGACTTTCCAAGCAAAAAATTGCTTCAGCCACAATCGGACGAACTTCTTCGTCTATATCATTTATTACGTCTTTGTAATAATCACTAATAGAAGTTCCGGAAATCTCATCTACCTTTGCATTCGTTCTTTTTAATGGGTGTCCTTTAAGGTTTCGCAACAAGATAGCTAGTAAATCTGCCACTTCTGGAGTAAAAAAGAATTCACTGTTGATATTGCCTTTTTCAACTTTAAAATCATCTATATCAAAACCATACATCTCACATATTCTTACCAAGCCTCTTCTAAATTGATCCCTAGAAAGACCTGTCATCACCATCATTTCTTCTTGTGTATAATCAATAACTCTTCCAGACGTTTTAGGCATTAAATCACCCCCATAAAAAACGGACACGCCATGTCCGTTTTTTTATAAAATAATTTTTAAATTTCTACTCCATATTGAGCAAGATACTCCTGAACTACCCAAATTGGCTCCGGGTACTTTACATGCAAAGCCTCATTTATCCATTGATGCGTAGAATTCATAGGATTTAACGGGCATCGCAATACTATCATAAGTTTCTCACTAATGGTCGGAGGTAAGTGAAGACCAAAACAGATAAGTGCTGCCGTTTCAACTTTAGGATTTGTTTCACCCTTAACGGTACGGCTGATAGTTTTAGGATCACGGTCAATTTCAATACCAAGGTCTGTATAGTTCATGCCACGCCAATTAAGTAGAAGTTCCATACACTGCTCTGGGTCATCCGTCATCTTTTTACGAATCTCCATATACTCTTCCTGCTGCTTTTTACGCATCGCAACCTGGCGTTCCTGCGGTGCATTTTCAAACCCATTATGATACTTAATTTCAAATGTAATATCACTTGGTTCACGGTTTAGAAAACACGCAGTGTGATATGTGTTCTCGACCTTACTAGTGATGCTCATATCAAATACAAGACAACACTCATCCATATGAGAACGGGCATATCCGGTTAAATCTAGTTTGCCATTTTCATCACGCTCTATATAAAGCGGTGCGTTATATACAAAATGATTATCTACAAAGAGATAATCTCCACTTTCGGTTAATGCACGAAGTTCCAGATTAACGAAACGCTGAATAGCTGCATCCTGTGCACTTAAAGAAAATGTCTGGTTAACCTTTATGGAACCTTTGCGGAAACCGTGAGGTTTTACATAATGACCATCAAGATATGTAAATGTTCCAATTGCCTCCTCAAAGCCTAATTCAACAAGACGAATTTTTGCCGCTTGTCTTGACACCCCAAAATTTATCTCTAATGCATTAATAACCTTTTCCATCACATCTATAGTATGTCTGGCATCGGTTTCACGCATGAATCTTGAGATGTATTCATTCGTTTTGGCTCGGAAAGGTTCTGCTGGCATTTGAATTCTAGGAGTAAGCTGATTAGCTTGTCTTTCCATAAATTCAGTAGATTTTCGTGCTGCTTTTGAAGCGGCACCTCCGGACACTTCACAACTAATGCTGGAGGCTTCAGTGTTATAAAGTTTTTCAAGTTCAAACACCTTTCGATGTTCAACCCAGTGGACGCATTCATGCACAATCGTATTATTGACAGAACCAAGGCTGCGGAGCAAATACATTTTTGGATCTACAACGATGGTTTTCCCGGCGGTGTGCACTGTAACATTGCATTTTATATTTGCATCATACATTTCAGCATCAGTATCTACAAAATATATCTGTCCGAACACTGATGCGTCTTCGCTTATACGCTGAGATTTGATTGTTAACCCTAGTCTTTCAGCTAGAACATTAGGGTCAACCCAAACAGGTGGTTGACCACGAAGAGTAATCTTTAGTGCTTCTGGATAGTATTCCTTTAGAAAGGCCGTGGCTACCTCTTCTAATTTTTCATATGGAATATAGGGAACAAGAGAATCATCCATTGGATTTTTAGCACGATTTTTCCCATTGTAGCTGGATACATCATATATCTCAAAGTTTTGCAGATTACAAGCAAGATCCCCGCGGCAACGAACCATTATCCATATTTTCTTTTCTTCTGAATCATCATAATGGTAGTCAGCCTCTGGGATTTCAAATATAACGGACAAAGCCACATCAAACTGAATTTCCATTTGTGGTAAATTATCAACCCAGACGTGTTCAACTTGAACGTCGGTTATTTCCGGGACTCCTGCTTTATGTATCTTATATAGCCTTACATCCAGGGTATCGAAATTCTTTCGCAGGTATTCTTCGGCCACTGTCCAAAATTGATTATCAAAGGTTTTTTTCACATATTCTGTGAACGAACGACTACCTGCCATAAACAATTCTCCCCCATCAATAATTAATTTGATATATAGGTTTGCATTACTTCCCTTATATTAAGATACTGTTCAATAATTTTTGTTCCTGTTGTTCTGTCACCTAAATAAGCATGAGATAATGAAAAGTGCAGATTTGAACATGTGGAGTTATTTGGTAGTATCAAGGCGCTATATATTTTAGTGCTCTTCGAAATCCCACCTCTAAGTATCTCATTATATGAAAATTGCTTATAATTTAAATCGGATACGTTGTAGTAATATTTTGAATCAAAAATATAAATAGAATCATCTTGTTTTGCATGATGATCTAACCGTATTTTAAACCGATGTGGAGAATCATCGATAGAAAATTCTTTAGCTTCAAATCTCAAGGTCGATGCTACTAAACTTTTATCAAAAATGATAGAATCGGAAACTTCGTCAACACATTTGAAATATTTATTCAGATACTTTGAAACCATCTGTTCCCATATTTTATCAAAATAATTGATTTTGATATGGATATCACCGCCTTTTGACGATTTCTTATATTGTTCAAAAAAATTAATTAAGTGTGCTATCAATTTTTTTTGGGTATCTTTAAAAGTTTTACTATTAATTTGTCGCAATTGTTGCAATGTATATTCTCGATGTTTGATAAAGTCAAAAGAACTTATTTTGTAACCGGTTTTTGGTAAACGAATAAAGTATGGAAAACTATTAATCGTATGATCGATAACAAACACCATGCATTCACTAAGGAAAACATTCTGTTGCCTTTTTTTCTCTCTATAAAGGGGAGAGAAAACCAAGTTGCCATTGCTAACTATCACCTGTGCCTTTTGAATAGTTTTTTTCCATGCAACCGATCCATTTGCATTGGGTTTAACTTCAATATTATTTTCACGATAAATCCCATACTGACGAAAATATTTATAGACTTCGAAAAAAGAAGCAAAAGGGTAGTCAGATACAAACTCAGGTTTGGCTCCAATGTACTTAGTCGCTTTGGCAGTAGTAGATACTTCCTTTGTATATTTTACAAACACATCAAATAGCAATTTAATATCTTCTAAATTAGCCTTTTTGTCACGATTCAAATCTTTCAACTCTAAATCACTGTAAAAATGTTTCGGAAAAACAGATAATAAATTACCTTCATCTAAAACAAACCCAACAAAATCAAAAACTTCTTTATTATCAGATTTTAAATATTTTGTATCACCTTTTTCAAGACCAAAAGGTGATAAATCTATACCATCAACGTTATAATAATCTTGTCCATAATGAAATTTCATTAAATTAGCACCACCCCTATTCACCAAGAAATCATAAACTACCTCTTAGCCACAGTTCTATGCATTCTAAAAACTTATCGCTAAAAACTTTTTTATCATCTTCATAAGCATCATACAGTTCGGAAAAACTTGTAACTGATGAATCAAACAAACTAATTTCAGTGCTATAACTTGATTTATGAATATCACTCCATAAATAATGTAATAGTTTATTTTTTATTTGATTTTTATGATCGCTTGGTGTGCCACCAATTTTAAATTCTATAAAGAACTGGCCCAATTGCTTATCTTCGCCAAGTCCTAAAAATCGCGAGTCAGAAATAAATTTATTTAAAGTACCGTAAATATCAACCCACTTAACAGATTTTTTTGTACCTGCATTGTCTAGAACAATTTCAATGTCGATATTATTTTTATATGGGCCGCCTACTGGTTCAGGTTTAGTACTTATATAATGCCATTCAAACCTTCTCTTAAAAGCTGTATCCATAACAAACACATTCTGGTCGCTCGTATTAACAGTTCCAAGAATATTGAAGTTAGGTGGTAATTTAACTTTATCGTCAGTGATTGCTATTATGTCTTCTGCAATGATGTCGTTATTGATAAAGTATTTACTATAACCTCTATTTACACCTTGAGATTCTCTATCTAATAATTGAAAAATATCTCCAAAAATACCTGCACAATCTCCTCTTGACATTTCCTCAATTATTAAAAATACCTTTTTAGCAGTATCTTCGTATGCTTTTTCTAATGCTCTTGTAAATACTCCCTTTGTAAATTCATAGCTGATATTAGTTGCACCACTTGCTGTTCTCTGGACTCTAGGTAGCAATTGTCCAACGAAATCGTTATATGTATACTCTGGATGGAATGTAGTTCTAAAAATTCTATCATCACCAACACCAGATGCTTTTACTAGCTCATCTACAATATAACTTTTTCCTGTGCCTGGCGCGCCATAATAAATTATTTGCATTTTAGTATTCTCCTTTTAAATTTATCCTTATATTTTCAAAATATAGTCTCTAATTGTAGGAATATCTCCATCATTTAAACCATTTAATGAAGTAGTATTAATTACATATTTTTCTTTAGCGGCCAAATATACCGCCGGTATAACCCTTAAAAACCATCTATATATATATGCCGTATCATTTGTTCTTCCTAGCATATTTGAACATATAATACTAATTTCTCCAGCGGTTACATCAAGTGAAAAATAATCATTAGAGCCATCTTGCAAAATTAATTCATTTAATTGTTGTATTGTATTAATTGACGTTATAATATCATCATCACCACTATTAATTACATCGTATAATCGGTTATCAAATATGTCTAAATAATTTATTCCCATAGTTTGTGCACAAATAATCTGACGTTTTACAGAGGCATTATTTACTCTACTTGTTGTACACAAACTAATCGCAAATATTGGCATATTATTAATATGGAGATCATTGGTCACATTTGCAATGTTATTATATATACCAATAATTACAGGCGGTATCTTACTTGATAAAAAATCATTAGCATTTCCTGCATCAGGATCGACATAAAAAAACAAACCATCAACATTCTTTTTTTCATTTTCCAAGTAACCAGCAAAAAAAGATACTCTACTTGAATTATTAATTCTCTCTTTTATAACTGTTTTATTTTCAACTCTAATGCTTTGTATCTTTAACTTAGCGTACTTGTTATTTAGTCGATTAATGATGTAATTTAGCATATCATCTACAGTATCCACGCCAATAGCTAACCATTTATTATGTGTGTCTGGATCACTGTGTGCAGCTCTCAGTTTTGTCATTAATTCTTCTGGAACAACTAACACATGACTCATGTTATTTCTCCTCGTATAATATATTTGTAAGCAAGATTTCCGCCTCGCTTACGGTGTAAAATAATTTTTCATGGGAACATCCTGATGCTACAATTACTAATAGAGATTGGTGGCCAGGGAACGTCTTTTTCTCCTTGCGGCCCGTCTTACGGTGACTGCTCAAAAAGCTTGACGCCTGCCTTAGTTGTCACATACTGCTTACACAGATATTGCGTCCCCGGGCGAGAATGGATCCAGCAACGTTGATTCTCACGGGTGAATGCTCATTCGCGAGGGTGCAGTCAGCCATTAAGATCAGGATAATCCTTGTTCACCCTTCTATCCTTAGCCGGAAAGGTGGTGTTTTGTTTGAAGAAGGCGGATCTTCTTTCTACTCTTTTTGTTGGGATTGACATTGGCTCCCGCTGCCATGTTGTAGTACTCCTGGATTTTGAATCTCAGAAACCATTACAACGCTTCAAAGTAGCCAATAATCAGCCCGGCGCCGTGGAACTGGCCCAACGATTGGCGATCGCTCTCCCATCCCGTTCGGACCTTTCCAGGTTGATTATCGCGTTGGAATCGACTTCCTTTTATGGAATCCACATTGCCAACTACTTATCCTCCTGTGACGTCCTGGCTCCGTTCCACACCTTAGTGTATTGTTTGAATCCGAAGGTCATCCGGAACTATAAAAAGTCCTTCATCGACCTGGGTAAGAACGATGCCATGGATGCCTTTGTCATCGCCGATTTCGCTCGTGCCAACCGGATTACAACTCAGCCCTGGCGCGGCAGTCAGTTCTTAGCTTTACAGCGCCTGACGCGCCATCGGCTGCATTTAGCGAAAGCCATGACCCGTGAAAAGGCCTACATGCTTTCCAACATCTTCCTCAAGTTCAGCGAATTCTCTATGCTGGACCCGGATGAACAACCCTTTTCCCATAGCTTTGGGGCTACGGCCTCTTCGGTCCTTACCGACTTTCTCTCTACCGAAGAGATCATTGACATGCCGATGGAAGACCTCATCCACTACCTCTGTGAAAAGGGACATAATCGATTTCCAGTTCCCGAGGACACGGCCAGCTTGTTAAAGCAAGCGGCCCGGAATTCGTACCGGTTAGACAAATGCTTGTATGAGCCACTGACCGTTTCCATTGCCTCATCCTTCACCGTCATTGCTACTTATAAGGCAGAAATCAGGGCGGTAAATAAGGCTATTGAGAAAACACTCCGGGGCCTGGACCCCAATGCCTACCAATGCTTATTGTCTATCCCAGGGATAGGTCCCGTCATGGCGGCTGGCATCCTTTCGGAAATCGGCTATATTGGTGCATTTCACTCCCAAGAGGCATTAGCGAAATATGCCGGCCTCGTATGACGTGAAAACCAATCATCCCGATTCACCGGGGAAGATACTCCCTTATCCAAGGCGGGAAATGCCTACCTGAGGTATTACCTTTTGGAAGCTACCAGCCATGTAAAGAACCATTGCAGCGAATTCGCTGCGTTTTACCAGAAGAAGTATGCTGAAGTGAAAACACATCAGCACAAACGGGCACTCGCGCTCACCGCTCGTAAGTTAGTCAGACTGATATTTGGATTGCTGGCCAAGCATCAGCTCTACTCTTCCAACAGAGTAGACCAAGCTTAATACGAAGCGAACATACTTTCTCTTTTTTTTGAGATTAAGGGAAAGGTTTGTTAAGTGTACCCTTTTTTCTGGATTTCTTCTTCAAATCTTTCTTTTAAGGTCTTGACATATTACCAGATAGCTTCTTCTAATAGTTTACTATTAAGACCTCATTTTTTGAATATCTCCATCCACTAGTACCTATGTCAACAATTCTTAATCCGTGTTCTTCCACCCACTTCAATAGTAAATGATTTGTTCTATCTTTATGATGCATAACATTTGAGAGCATGAATTTATATCCTAATGAATCAATATGGCTTAGTATATTTAACAGCTCTACTTCTTCATCTGCAGACCAACCTTTCATTCCTCTCTTACCATCATTATAAGCAGCACTCGTAATAAAATAAGGTGGGTCAAAATAAAAAACAGTGCCTGAAGGAAATTCACTCCAATTTATTGATGTGTAGTCAACATTCATCATTCGTAGATTTTTAGCTTTAACCTCAAAGTTGAGTATTCTTTGCTTTATATCTTCACTGTAGCCTGCTACTCCAATCGGAGTGTTAAACTTATGATTTCCATTAAATCTGATCATATTTTGGAATGAGTACATGTGGAGCAAATATAAATTTAATGGAGAACGCTCCCCCTCATTATAATCTAACCGAAGTTTGTCAAATGGCTCCCTCTCACCTTTTTCCAACTTGTATTTATCTATACCTTCCTCTATGGCTTCAACGATTTCAGCTTTGTCTGTTTTTAGAAGCCATTCTATAATTTCATAAATATAAGGGTTAAGTTCATTATAAACAACGCAATCTGTAGCATTGATATTTGCCCCGACGTTAAATGCGCCTCCCATAACATCAACAAAAGTATTTACTGAAGGAGGAAGCTCTTTGATTATAGCAGGAAGCGAAGTGTCCTTGCTGCCAGAATAATTAAGCGGAGACTTATTTAAAGACATATCTTTTTGAAAATATATTATCACTTCGTTGAGGGATTTACCGTTCCTCTTGTTGCTTGATCTATGATTCTGATACTCCACATAGCCGGTACTTTCTATGTATACCTTGCCGTCTTTAGCAAATAACTTTGCTAAATTAACTAAGTCTTCTATACTAACGAGTCCTTGATTACTATAGCTCACCAATACATGCTTGTAATTAATCTGCCTAAATAAATCTTCAAAAGCTTGTAATGCCTTTGTTCTCTGGGCGAATAACGAGTTTTTATTACCCCTACCTCTTTTTCCACCTACACCTTTTATATCAGGTGAATCATATTTAGCAATAGTATCTAACATATGATACGCTGAAACATATTGAGTTACAGTATATGGAGGGTCTATATATGCTATATCTCCTTCAATTCGCCTTACTAAAGTATTCGTTTCTTCATTATAAACATCGTTTTGAGCGAAAAGTTCTTGTTCGTTCATTTCAAGTGGTTCCAAGACAAAATCTTTTATTGCTCTTGAGTCCCAGAATTTAAAGAATGCCTCATAAGTTCCTGAAGTATTTGAAAATTTAGTGGTACTTTCAATAAGAGAGGACAACAGAAAATAATACTCATTTTCAGAAATAGTTTGTTCTCTATAAAGATCCTCAATCTTTAATCTAATGCCATCGATTTTCTTACCATTATCTTCTGTAAAAAACATTCTTCCGCCAATTGGGGTGTAATTTTTATAAATAAAATAATTGCTGTCTGCATTAAATTCAAGGGAATTAAGCCAATCAAAAATGTTCCTTTTATATTCTTTAGTAAAGTTTGAAAAGGATGGAATTCTGCTATTGTTTAATTTTGCTTTGCTCATGACATAGGAGAAATATAGAAAGTCGTTAGCTTGAATCTTATACCTATCTTTAAAATAATCTCCAACGCAGCTAGTCCCTGCAAATAAATCTCCAAATGTTTCCCCATCAATATCATACTTTTCAATAATACTTTCTATAGTACTCAGCAATTTTGCTTTGCTGCCTAAATATCTCATTTTATCACCTTTTCTAGTTATGCTATTTTTCTTCTTCATCTGGTTGATATTCTAGTAAGTCACTTAGATCACAACCAAGAACCCTACAAATATTATTAAGTAAATCCAAATCAACCCTTTTAACTTTCTCATGGTACAAATCACCGATAGTGTTGGGGCGCACACCAACCAATTCAGCAAGTGCTTTTCTTGTCATTTTGTTTTTACCTAATAGTTCAGATAATTTTATTCTAATCAATGATTTCACCTCAGATTAAATAACGATATCCGTTATAAATTAACAATTTTCATTATATCATAACGATATTCGTTTCTCAATAGAAGAAATAAATTAAGGTAAATTAATTCTACAGTTCTACAGTTCTACAGTTCTGTTTAATCTTAAAAGCTAACAGATTTTAACATATATTATATCTCCACCCCCTCCACGAAGTTATCTATCCTATCAACTCGCCACATTTATGACAGTAATTTCGTCAACTCAGTAGCCAAAAAATAATAATATCCACACAACCTTGTGTTTTTATTGCTTAGATATGTTCTTACAATAAAAATTTCCGTGACCTAGAACCCAACTTGAACATGAGTTCAAAATCACGGAAATCCCTTTATTTCAAAGCATTTTTACGCTCTTATTTATCGACCCTTGACATCAATACCACCGTCTCCACATGAGAAACTTAGGCTATTTCCAAATATATCTACAAGCACTGTAAAACCTTGATTTTATGCATGTTTTACATTAATTCTATCTACTCACCACTATCATTTTCGACTAGGCTATTTTTGCCCTTATGCTGTATGTAATAAATCATTTCATCTATTGTGGCTAGTCTATCATTCATCATTAGTGTAACCTTAGGATACCAACCCAAAGCCTCTGCGATTTGTTTCTTTTCATCTTCTTTTTGAAGTTCTTCACTACATTTCTCACAGGCATTAAGCTGTTCAAAAGAACAAGATCCAAATGCAGCATGACTCACATCTTCAATTCTATGTAAACTTTTGCAAACATCACAATACACATAAATCGCATCATCCAATAATGGAACAAGTTCCCCCTGCTTATAATCAGCATTTAGCTTTAAGTACATCATACATAATTCCTACCTTTCTTCTTTTGGTAGTACTATATATCACTCGTGAGGCACATAATAGCAAGTCATTTATTATACAAAGATGAAGATAATTATCCGACTACTTTTTCTTTGAGCTATACTTATTTGCGCTGCGGTGCTTTGTCCCCTCTTCATCTACCGTGACATTGCTTCTCTGAGTTTTTCTTTTTTGCACTGCCTCAAAAACTTCCTTAGAGATGATTGCCGGGTTATTATCACTGATTAAATAATATGTACTATTCTCATCAGATTTCAAAAGCTCCGCTTCTCCGATATACTTTCGTTTGGTTAGCGTCAACTCAACAGTTCGTTTGTTCCACTTATCCTTGCCGGTTGGTGATTTGATACCTAGATTTTCTAGTTCTTTCAAGATGCCTGTTACGCTTTTGCCACCAAGATACAAGTTGAATATCTTCTGAACAATAGTTGCCTGTTCCTCATTAACAATTAATTTTCCGTTCTCATCGCTATCATATCCGTAACATTTTCTATCAGCTAATTTTGAAGTTCCGTATTCGACCTTCTTCTTAATACCCCATTTGATGTTTTCGCTTCTACTCTCGTTTTCTGCTTGTGCCAATGCCTCCACGATGGAAATCATCAGCTGGTTGTCGGTTTCAGCGGAATCCAGATTTTCTTGTTCAAAAATAACACGAACATCAGATTCTCCTAGTATCTTCAAAGCCTCGAGTGTATCAACAGTATCCCTGCCAAACCGACTAAGACTTTTGGTTATCACTATATTAATTTTCTTTTGCTT